GCTAATCCATATTCTTGAGTAAAAAATACAGATGCTTCATTGTAATTATCAGTCAATAATGATATTCCAGGCACTAAACCTAATTGAATATTATCTGGAGTTGGGATAATTTGGGAATCTGTTTTATTAGTAGATAAGCCAGCTCCAAATTCTAATTGTAATGTATTATCAGACAATATTCTAGACACAAAACGACGAGGTACTCTTTGTAACTTTAATAAATAAGGTACTTGATCAGTATTATAATTAGGATTAGCAATTTTTTGATATATTGTTGATTGTGCTAAATATGGTACTTCATACCATATATTACCATCACTCGATGTTACATTTAATATTTGAATAATATTAGTATCAGTAATATTAGTAGTAGCAAATTTTTGGTTAGCAGGTATATTAACAGTAGTTGACTTTATTTCAGCTGAAATAGCAGGAATTGATTTTTTAAATAAGTAGTAATTGGAATCTACAAATGTTATTTCAGCACTTCCTGTATCTGTAAAGTCTATTTGCTGTGTAGTTAAAAATTTAGTACCTGTAGAATTTGAAGTTAAAATAGTATTAGTAGGAATAATTAACCCATAAGTATTAAAGTCAGGTGTAGTAATACCACCGTTAGTAATAGAAGGAACTAATTGATATATATCAACAGTAGTATTTGAAGCATATGATGCTTTAGGACGATAACCCATAACATAGGACATTGCATATAGGTTTTCTTTTTCCTTAGCATATAACAAAAAATTCTCTTGTGTTTGTGTATCTAAGTAAAATGACATTACATCTCCGACATATGCTGCCATTTCTATAAATAAATTTCCAGGTGTTGCTTCTGAAAAGTCATTATATACAGTAGGAAAATATGTTTTAACATACTGTTGTAAAGATGCTTTAAAATCAGGAAAGCTTTTATTTAAGTATGATATATTTTTATCTTCATTAGTCATTATTACTGGAGTTGTATTGTTACTTGATCGGGAGTATTAGATATATTTAAAACATAATTAACAGATAAATCTATTAAATTATAATCAACATTAGGCGCTATAGCTATTTCTATTACTGTTATTTCAGGTACAAAAATAGATATGCTGTTTAGTAAATTAGCTTTTAGATTCTCTATATTAGTTTCAGTAATACCTTCAAATACAAATTTTTTTAAATTACAACCAAAAAGAGGATTCATTATTCGTTCACCTACATCTGTTAATAGTAAATTAATTAAATTAGATCTAATTTGATCTTTTGTTGTATAAGTACTACTGAATGGTTTATTAAAAGGAAGAGATATCCCAATAGCAATGTTTTTTTGTAAGTCTAAAGGATTTACTCGTATCGTTTGAGGAATAGGCAATTTTAGATATATTTAAAAATTAAATTATTAATAGTTTTATTAGCTCTACCATGTAATATGTTAGTAATAGATCTAAGATTTATATTATAAAAATATGAAGCTTCAGTAATAGTATTAAAAATTTTATTATCATATTCTCGTATTATCTTTAATAGGGTTATCCTTAATTGATTGATACCCTCCATAAAGAGCCTCTATTAAAGCAGCATAAATCAGCCCTTTTTTTAATAGATCTTTAGTCTTCCCTTCATTTATACTATGTTCTTCCATGATAGATTCTAGAAGCAAATTTTTTAAAAGATGTTTTTTGTATAATGTTACATGTTCTTTAATATTACCCTTATATTTTTTTAAATCATCGTACAGTATTTTATAATACGGAATGGTTTTTAATTGTATTGCTGTATCTTCCCATTTATCATAAAAATTAATAACGTACTCTAATATATCTCCTATATCATTATTAAAATCTGAGGCTCTTAATGTAAGCAGTTCATGTTGATCTACTGAAAAATTTAATTTTTTTTCGTTACTTTTAAATAATTTAGATACAATTCTTTTATACAAATCAGCTTCTGATTTGTTATTTTGTTTTGACATGTCTATAGCAAAACTTATATAGTCGAGCAGATTATATCTTCTACTCCCTATGTCTTCCATGAGTCTTGCATGCTCTTCCCTATTTAGGGAGTTGGTGTCCGGTTGAAAAGATATCGGAGAATAAAACCCTGAATAAGATAGTGATATATTATATAAATCTTGTATCTCTTTCAACATTTTTATTCCTGTAGTGTTTTTGTTTTTGTTCATACCAGCTTCTTTATTCTAATTTTTAATTCTCCAGAACCCTTTATAGCTCTGTGCCAAGTCCCTAAAGGAATAAATATCTGCCCTTTATACAAATAATTTTTCTACCACCTTTCCCAATTTTAGAAATAGATAAATTTAACTTTTGTTCAGGAGTAAATTTTCTTCCTTTTAAAGAATTACTATAAGTTTGTTTTTGTTTACTAGATCTTTTTTTACCTTTTAATATATTGCTTATTTTTTCTTTAATTTCTTTATTATGAAATTCAGGTCCATTTCCACCTTTTTTTCTTTTATTAACAACATCAAAACCTAAATCAATATAATGTTGTATCCATTTTGTTTCAAGTGGTTCCCAATCTTCACGATTTAAAGAAATTATTTCATCTATGTATGTATATATAATATTTTTACCATATATTTTTTTATGATTATATTCTCTAGAATTTATAGTTTTGCCTATATAAATTTTATTAGGGTTATTATCTATATTACTAACTATATATATTTTAGTTTTTTTTAACATTTTATCCTAAATTTCTTAATCCTGAAACTTCTTGTGGAGTCATATTAGCGGCCGCGTCAGCAATAAAAGCAGCGAATGGGTTATCAGATGCTGGATTAACTTTTAGATGAGATTGAGCTTGAGGAGTTTCATACCCAAACATGGTACTCATTTTGCTACGTAAAGCTGTTTTAGTATCTGTACTTACAGGTATATCATTACTTGTAAAACTAAATGTTTTACTTTCATTTAATTCTTGTTTTTTCTGTTCTAACAATAATACACCAATTTCTTCACGAACAGCTTCGCGAACTGCTTCTTTAATTAATTGTTTAAATACTTTAGCATTCATAATTATAAATATTTTATCCTTGTAAGTTTTGTTGATCAATAATTAATTTTAATTGATCTATTAAGTCGTTAGGGTCTAATGTAAATGAAAATTCACTTTTAAGTACTTCAACCCCATCACGATCAATAGCAACAGCGTAACGGCGTTTATTACCTTTAACTACAAACTTAGGATTATTTTCTTCTTTTAGTTTAAAATTAAATCCTTTATAGGGTAAAAATTCTCCTGTACCAACAGGAGCAAAAGTACTAACTAAATCAGTAAATTCTTGACTATCTAAACTATTTAAAGTTTTGCCATCTAATTTTAAACTAATTTCTTTTAAACGTTCTCTTATTTCAATTAATTTTAAAATTTCATTTCCTAATAAATTAGTTACTATAATTAATACAGCATTTATAGCTGATATTAATCTTAATATTTTTTGTAGTGTAGGTTGAAGTTGTACTTTTACAGGAAGTAAAGCAGGTATAGGTAAACTTAATATTCTTTCTATCACTGTTAGTATTATTGTGATAGTAGTTATTATAGTAGTGATTGTTTTAAGAATTTTTTCTATTGCTTGTAATTTTTTTATATTACTATTTATTAAAGTAACAGCGTTGTTTCTTAAATTAGTAGCTATAGTAACAGTTGATTGGTCTTTAACTTGAGTATCAATATATTCATTTACTTGATCAACTAAAATTTCTAATTTTTTTCGTTGAGAAATAATAGAAATAAAACCATTTGTTAATTGAAGAGCAATAATTGGAGCTAATGTTTTTGAAGCATTGGATAATACTTGCTTAGCTAAATCTTTTTTAGCTTTATTATCTATATTTATATTTTGTTTTTTTAAAGCTTTAACTTTATTATTTAGTTGTTTTTGTTTATCTTTTAATTTTTGAAGAGGATCATTAATTATATTATCTTTATCTTGTTGTAATTTTTGTTTTTCTAAATTAACAGCAGCTATTTCTGTATTATAAGTAGCTTGAGCAGCCGTAATAATATCATTATATTGTTGTTCAGTTATTTGTTTGGTGTTATAATCTTGCTCAGCTTTTTTTATTGTATTATTTTTATTAACTCCTGCTTGTTCTTCTTTTATAGTTAATTCAAGCTGTTTATCTCCTATTTCTTTTATTTTATCTTGACCTCCTATTATTATCTTCTCTTTAGCTTGATTTTTAAGTTGATCTCCAAATGATTTAATATTGTTAGATTTTGATATATTATTAACAATATCAGGAGATATAACGGGTGATATATTAATAGAATTATTAGCCATTATGTTGTAAATACTTTTTTAGATGTTATTTTATTTAATAAATCACATAATCTATTCATATCATTAATTATTTCCTTTCCAGCTGTATTTATTCCAATTATAGGAGAACCTTCAGAAGTACTTACAGCTTTTTGTAAATAAGATCCTAATGTTGTTAATGTCTGTTGTAATAAAACAAATACTTCAAAAGTATTATTACCTAATAATACGGGTTGAGGTATATTTTGTGAATCGTATTTTCCTAAAAAAATAATATTTGTGTTTAAATGAACTCTTTCATCAGCGTTTAAATTAATAATATTTTTAGTATTTAATTCAATATTAGTTTTAGCAAATAACATTACTTCATTCTTTTTAGAATTTAATACTACTCTATCTCCGTTTAAAATTACTTGAGAGTTTGTATAATCAGAAGCATTTAAAGGATTTGTTAAATTATTTAAAACTCCTGTTTTATCTGTTTGCAATGGTATTTTTTGAGTTGATGTTAAATATAGAGATGAAGCATCTTTATTTATTTGTTCAATATAATATTGTTTAGTAGAATCATAAGCTAAACCATTAGTTAAAATAGTAATAGGATCAGCTTCATTTCCTATTTGGCTCCATTCATTTGAAGGATTAACACCTCTAGTTACTGTACTAAATCTTAAAGAACTTCCTTGTCTGCTATTTAAAATATAATCTCCTTGATACGATATTAGAGACTTAATATTTGGATTTTCAGAAAATGTAGATCCTAAACTAGCATTATCGTTTGCTGGTTGAGAATTTTGTTGGTTATTTGTCCATAAATTAACTACACTAATATAATATTTAGAAAAAGAAGTATTAGATATTTGAGATACAGGAGAAGCAAGATCTTCTAAAAAAACTAATTCTCCTATTAAGGGATAATATTGATACTGAGGGTAAAGAGGTTTAGCTCTTTTGCATGTTTTAAAAAATTCATTATTTATGGTACCTACAATTTCTTTAGATTGGGCATAATCAAGATAAAATATAGTTCCTACCCCATTAAATCCTCCAACACTTTCAAACATTTCTTTGGTAGGAGTATTTTCAGTAGTAACAACACCATATACTCTACCTATTTGAATTTTTTTAGGAGGAGAAAAATTATTTTTACCTATTGAAGATACTACAGAAGATAAATTTTCTCTTACTCTCATTTTTCTAATTTATAAGATGGAGTTTGTTCTAATAGTTTTTGACCTTGCTCTTGTATTTCTTTTTGTTCTTCTAATAATGCATTAATTTCATCCATATTAATTAACTCAGTTCCATTAGATGCATTAACACTAGCTGCTCTTTGAGCAATAGCTGCCATTTTAATTAATTGTTCATTATTTTTTACATTAACATCAATTAAATCTTTAACAGTAGGCATAAGCATTACTGCAGAACCAGCATTAGAAGATGCCATAGGTTTTAAAGTATCAATAAATTCTCCAATTTGTTTATCAATATCTTTATTATTCTTATGTATTTGTTTAAATAAATCAGATAACGATGTATTCCCAAATAAAGTAACATTATCGAAATTCGACATAAATTGTATTTACTAATAAATATAAATTCTTAAATTTCTATATACCCATTATTATAATATTCATTGTATAGCTGAATATATATTATTTTAAGTTTTTTTATAATTTTAGTAACTTGAGGAGTAGAAACATCTGTTATTTCTCGAATATAAATGTAAAGTGCTTTCTTATTAAATATTTCTAATGATTCACGTTTCCGGAATAATTCAATAATAGCATCAGCTGTTTGAGAGTCTTGTTTTTTAGGAAATAACTTAAATAAATTAATATCTATATACTTAATATATTGATCTATAAAAACAACTTCATCAAATACTCTTTCTATATTAGCATCATGCTCGTACAGCATCATTTGATCATCATCACTCTCATCTACGTCTGCTTTCTCTTGTAACTTCTTATAATTATTCTCATTATATACAATAAGATAGCGCTTAGCTATTGTTCCAAAATAGCTAAACGCTTTACCCTTAGTTGGATTATATAAATGTAATTTTTCTAATAAAAACGTAATTACCTCATGCTTTAACTCCTCAATTGTATCAGTATCAGTATAATAAAACTTAAACGTATGAATAATATTTTCTGCTAACTTATAAAAACCATATTTTATACGTTCATTGTAAATTTTATTACGTAAAGCTGTGTCTTCAGTTATTAAATACTCAACAATAGCATCTTCAGTATCTTGAGTGAAATAGATACGAGATTCTTTTGGCTTACGCTTACGTGGTTTTCCTTTCTTTGTTAATTGTAATTCTTCTTCTAAGAATAAATCAGTTTCTTCGTTTGTATAGTACATTTTTACATTCAAGTTATTTTTGATTTGTTTTAAACTGATTGATAAGGTTTTGAATTTCTTTTAAATTTCTAAAGAAAGTTCCTACTTCATCATCAGCTTCAAAAGCACCCATTCTATCTAATTCTTTTAATTGTTGATCAGAGTTTTCAATTACTATTGAAATAGCATCAATATATTGTTGTTGTTCAGCAAGTGCTTTTTCTAAAGCACCATTTCGTCTCATTAATAAGAATATAAGTACGCCTACAACTTCAACAACGTGGATTCCAACCACCCAAAGTAATATTTGCCACCAAATCATAATCCAGAAAATTGTTTAGCGAAATCATCGTCCTCGAGTGAAACCATTTCACGAGTTTTTTCAATTTGTTCCTTCAACATCTCAATAGTTTCCAAAATTTGATTTTGATTGTAACCTCTGTTTACTTGGAATTGTATACGGCTTGCAATTGAGTCTATATGTTCCAATTGCATTACTACGTTCGCTTTATATCTCATAAGTATATATTTATCTATAAATATCAACATTCTACGTTTTTATAATTGTAGTAGTGTAGTTAGAAAATACGGGATTTTTCTTGCTCAGCCAAGCTTATTTTGTGGGAAAGAAAAAGAAAAAAAGCTAACTTTACAGTTAGCTCTTTCTCTAATTTAAAGTATTAAAATTATTTTTTACGCATCACATCCAACATTCCCGTATAAACAGAATTTAATTCATCAATATTTTTGTTCAATGTATTCATTTTTTCTTTATTCAAGTTTATACTTTCTTCAATATTAACATCTTTAACATTATTAGCAATAGTTGTTGTTTCTACTGTTGTTCCCATTGGGTTTCTCATATAGAGAATACCATACAAAGCAAAAATAACCGCTTCAGTTAACAATCCAATAGTCAAAAATACATCAGCCGATGATTGATGAGTAAGTTTTTGCCAAGCACCAACAATAACAATAGTTGCTCCGAATGATGTAACTACGTTGAGCCAATTTTCAAACTTTTTCATAGCTTTTTTTTGTTTTAAATATATAAAATAAATTTTGCCTTCCTTAAGAAGATAATTTATTCCATATCTTTTTGAGCCAACCTACTTTTTCCTTTTCATTTTCTATGTTATCCAAATTAACTTTAGAAAGTTCTTTTATCTTATCAGGATTATTCTTTAACTCCAGATATAACGTACCTAAGCGTTTTTGAATTTTTCTTTTATTTTTATCATTTAAATATTCATAAAAATCACTAAATGATTGATCTTTAAACATTTCTTTAAAAAATTCAGGAAATGGTTTAACAACTAACTGTTTATTATTTTCAATATCTTTTAAAATTTCAGGAAATACTCTTTCAAAAAAATGGGTATTCATTTCCATTGGGAAATTAACATATGCTTTCCATTTATCTCCTTTTGTATTTTTTATTTTTTCAATTTGTTTTACTAAATCTTCTTTTCCTCCTTTATACTGACGTGTTGCATCAAAATAATGTATTAATTCATGAAATACAGATTTTTCATTAAATTTAGCACTTATTTTAAATTTTGTTTTAAATAAATTTCCTGTTTCTTTAGCTGTTATATCAGCATCATATATAAATAATTCATTAGTTGCTGGGACATACTTTCCTAGGCTTTTATCTTTTGAAATAGCTTCTAATATTTTTATTTTTAATCCATTATAATTTAAAATAATTTTATTATATGGTTTATCATAAAATTCTATTTCTTTAGTATCTTGCGTATAATTTTCTATTTTACCTTTTATCCAGTTTATAATAGCTTTTGCTTCGGCTGCTTTTTTAATATCATCCGCAACTGCTTCTTTAATTATTTCTAATAAGGATATATTTTCTTTCAAAACATCAATTTTTGGTGCTTGATTTAAAACTTTTTTTACTAACAATAGTTGCTCAGGGTCTTCTATTGTTACTTCAAATGCATTATCAATTGGTATATCTTTAATCTGGGTAGTATCGATGGGAGATTTAAGTTTTTCCATACGATTAAGGAAAGCAGCTTTATCCTCAGATTTTATTTTGTATGTCTTCATAATAATAAATATTGAAAGGAGGCAAAATATTTTCAATATATTTAAATTAATTATGGCAACCAAATATGTTAAACTCGAATATATGAAGTATTATGTGCAATTAGACACTAATACTGAATTTAAATATGCGACACATCATACTAGAATTCCGTCGCCTGATTTTCCAAGTGGGTCGGGATGGGAGCGAGTAGTTTATTTAAAAGAAGCAGTACTCGACTCTTCAGGCGGTGTACGAGCTATAGAATATGTTTACATATTAGTTAATGAATCGATGCCTGGTATGATTAAAATAGGTATGACAATAAAAAATCCACATGAGCGAGCAAAAGAAATAAGTAAAGCAACTGGTGTTCCAACACCGTGGTTTGTGGTGTGGTATCTTAAATGTTATGCTTCACGTGTTTTGGAAGCTAGAGTACATGACCATTTAAGTCAATATCGTGTGTCTGAAGATAGGGAAATGTTTAGAATTGATTCTGGTACTGCTCAACGAGTGATAGAAGAACTGGGTGTTATATTTTCTAATGTGTTAATAGCAGAGGAAATAGAAAAGAATGAAAATAAAAATTCTAAATAAATAGGTTTATATACAAAAAAATTGTATTAAAAGAGATTTTGAGATTTTACAAAGGAATTGCAAAAGGGGTTAAAATGGAAATTGTAAATAAAGTATATGTGTATATACTGTCGATGGTGAGAGGTGTTTGCGAGTTGAGAATATGGAGCATTTTTTCCTAGGCAAGACCGCCCCATCGATGGACCGCAACTATTATGGGGACAGAGCGATAATAGATCGCTATCAAACCGATGTCGGCCCGATATAGGAGTAGAAGAGAAAAGCCTAGGCAGAGGCCTAGGCTGATGCTGTGTTCTGCTAAGCAGTAAAAAACCCGGGCTGTTAACCCGGGTTCATTATTTTATTTTTTATTTTTCATGATTTCAACTATCTTTGCTGTTGTTACCAGCATTTCAACCCCAATTTCATAACCGGAAAACAACCGGCTTTTTTCATATCCTTCCTCTTCATCCCATCCTACACCTACCAAGTAGATGTTTTCATTTGTCCAGAAAAACTGGGTTATGCGGAAACTCATTTTGTGAATTCCGCAAAATACATCCAGTTCTAGTCCTGTGTTCCCGTATTCCGGGTCAAGAAAAGAAGCTGGGAAATCGAAATCTTCCCCCTCTTTAAGGAGGGATTTAATTTTCTCTTCTGCCTCTTTTCTGATGCCATCCAGTTTTTGATTGAGGGTAGTCATGGTTTAATTTTTAATTGTTAATAATTAAATATATATTTGTTATTTCGCCCTATTAATATCCTTCCATTCAATATCTTCTTCGGGCTTAGTAAATGTAATACAAATATAAGCTATTACTCCAACTATAACAAGTGCAGCGCTTATTTCGCTCAGCACTTCAATTGCTACTTCTGTAATCATTATTTTTAATTTTTAATGATTAAATATAATATTTTAATTTGACATCTACTTTTCGACTATGATGCCCCGAACACTTGCGTGTCCGGGGCTTTTATAGTTTTTAATTAATTAATTCAAATATTAACACTAACCAGTACATCAGCCAATTGCATTTTCGGACGTCCACGCTTAATTACTTCACCAGCGGCTATTCGAGCTGCTTTCTCAGCTAATTTTTGTTGACGAACTGAATCAGCTACGATTGGCCTTCCTCTCTTCACACCGCCATTTGCTTTGGCTCGTTCAGCCTTGGCTTTCAATTCTTGTTGCCGGCGTGATTCAGGATTGATCGGTCGGCCTCTTAGATACCCAGTTACCAGATTTGGTATTTCAACCATAGCCTTGAACGTTCCATCAGCATTTTCAATCACAGCTGTTCCAGCTTTTTCTTCAATCTGGTTCAGATACATCAGCGACTTTGTCATTTGCTTTTGTTTTTTAATGATGAATAATTATTTTTTCAACAATTAAATATAATATTTTATTTTGACTTCTTTGCTTGCAAACATAATTTTAATTTTTTAATGGCTAAATATAATAAATTATTTCTACCAATTTATTCCCAACCCTTCATACCTCAGTATAAGATTTGAAACATACTTCCACAGTTGAGTGTGTGTGTTGATTTGAGTGAGGTTGAATTGTATCTTCTTTTTATCTATTTCTTTGATTCCACACTTCAAAATATGATCAGTCAAGATTTTTTTACATTCGAGTACATCCTTTGTATTGAATATTTCAGTAGTGATGTTGATTAATGTCGACTCAATTTTCATAACCTTAATTTTTAATGGTGAAATAATTTTAATAAATATAATAATTAATTTTGACTTCCTATACCCATTTGTCTTCTTCATAATATTGTTCGTAATACGATTGCCATGCTTCTTCATTGTAATAGTCACTAAGTTCATCTATTACTGCAATTGCTATTGCTGCTTCTGTTTCATTCAGTTCTATCATAATTTTTAATTTTTAATTTTAATAAATATAATAAAATATTTTGACTTCCCTATTGACTCAACCCCAATCTCCCCAATTTTTAATATTTTCCCGAAGTTCAGAGGCTTTCTTTTCTGCCTCTTCCATGGTCTCGAAGAAATAGATTTCTGTGCCATAACTGTATTCGGGTCTCATGTTTTTGACTGCGTCTGTCCATACACATCCATACCTAAGACAGGCGTAAAATTGTTCGTTCATACGTTTTAATTTTTTATTTAAATAAATATAAAAAAATTGTTTTGCCTTTTTATTGAAAAAAAAAATAGAATGAGGAAAAATTGGGTTTAGAAAAAAAATTAGGCAGGGCAGAAAAAAAGGGAACCATTATCACATCACAACATAACTTTACACTAACATCATTCCACATACTATAACAAAACTACATAAAAAAATACTACATAACGCTTTATTGTTTTCCACCCTCTAACATCTATTTCCATCCATTAATTTAATACATTTTATTTTTTACACAAACTCCGTACATTATTAACAATAACATAAGCAATTAATCCCCAAACAACAATAGCAGCACTCAGTTGGGTTGTCATGATAATTGTGTTCATGTTATTTTAATTTTTTATTTGAAATAAAGTTAGTAAATTATTTTGACTTCCTTATTACACTATTTTTTAATAAACTTAATCATATCTTCACAACCATATCTAAACGTCTCCATGCGATAATCACTATTGATTATCAAACATTTCCCCGCCATATTTTCAGGAGCTAATCCATAAGCTATAGTTAATGGACCTTCAAAATGTGTTGTTAGTGTATATTTGATACCAAAATAGAATGGTTGTGATTTAGCATATTCTGGGTATTCATTCTCCCATTCTTTTTGAAGTTCCTGATTGTGCTGTAGTTGGTCAAAGATTTGATTAAATAGTTCTTGTGTCATAATGTTTAATTTTTATTTGAGGTGAAATTAGTATTTTATTTTGACTACTTTAGTCTTTATTAGATATAATCTTTAGATATTCCTTCTGCCACATCACACAATTGATCATGTACTTTATCCCAATTGTTTTCCAAGTATTTATTTATTTCTTGGTTTTGTTGTTCAGTATATTTGTTTTTATCCCATGTTATGTTTTCTACTATAAAATAATCATGACCATGATCATAACCTTTGAATCCCCAATACTCATAAGAGCCAATACCGTCGTTTTCTACGGATGCGTCTCCATAGAATTCTACATTCAACCATTCTTCTTCAGTTGACATATCTTCGAATTCAAATTCATTAGCTACTGTCATAATTTTTAATTTTATTTGAAATAAAGTTAATAAATTATTTTGACTTCCTTATTACCTAAGTTCATTTTGGCTTATACGCGGTACTTTTTTATACACTTCTTTATACATACTCTTCATTTCCTTTTGTATTTCATGGAGTGTTTCGGATTTTAGTTCGTAAAAATCCTTAATCAACTCAACATGTTGAAGCCAGTTTTGGTGCTTTAGGTTTTCAAGGGTAAATCTATTTGTACCCTGAAGATATATGATTTGATCAACTACATCACAATCATACTTCAATCGCTCAGCGGCTTGACTTTTATAGTAATATCCTGCTTCGTAATTATTATTGATCCAACCATAACAAGGAATTAATGTGTCATTCGACGCATATTGTTGAAATGATCCAAGAGTAGAGTACAGTTTTTTGTAACTGTCAATGTAGTTGTTCATACTATTTAATTTTTATTTGAGGTGAAATTAAAAAAATATTTTGACTTCCTAATTTCAACTATAAAATTCATCTACAGCATATCCCCACTCCTTAAGTTTATCTAGAACAAAGACAGGAATGTCAAAAACTCCATCATAATCAGTCAATGTATTATTACTAAACCACAACCCACCTTCTGCATGCCATTCCTCATCTTCTGAGTTAACGTCATAAAATTCAAACCACCCGGTTTTCCCTTCTTTGTGAATACCTACAGTGACCTCAACTTCAGCACCTATATTAGACGCGATGACACTAAATGAATTTTCTAGGTGCATGTTTGTGGACACCTTAAATGTTTCTTGTTTCATAATTATTATATTTTTATTTAAAATAAAATTAGTAAATTATTTTGACCTCCTTAACCATTTATTGTGTCTATCATGTCACATATTTGATCTTGGAGTTCCAACTCTATTGGATTTCCAGTAGGATCTTCAAAAATAGTATCTATTATTTTTCCTCTATCATCTAAAAAGTCAGTAACATTTATTATTCGTCCTTCAACTTCAAATTGATAATAATTAACTGTTCGTTGGGTTTGAGATAGTAGTTTCATGTGTTTTAATTTTTAATAGTTAAATGTATAGTTATTATTTTGCCATCATTATTGCTGCTTCCTCTTCAAGGAGCGCAATATATTCATCACCATCGTCATAGTTAGTATCTACAAGTTCGCCACAATCGTCGAAAAGTTCCGAGATCATGTGGCGGCCAGTCATATAGTCATATACCATGTCGAAGAAGTACCCGTCATGTAGACGGAATTTCTCGATGCGCACCGGACCGATAAGGTCAGTTTTATGGGAGATGAAAATATCATTCATACTATTTAATTTTTATTTGTAGTGAAATTAATAAATTATTTTGACTTCATTTTATCCATAGTTTTAGCAACGCTATTCCACAATTCTTGTCTGAATTGCTTATTATTTTCTTCTATTGCATTATCAAGTAATTCAATTAGTTCATCTAGTTCATTCATTTCGATCATTGCGAACATTCCCTTCTCCTTTTCTAATTTCACCTTATTAGCTACATAGTATAGGTTTTGTAGCTGCATGTTTGTTAGTTCTATTTTCATGTATTTAGTTTTGATTATACTTGAAAACAAGAAGAAGTGGCCGGATCACCAATGATCCGGCCAACTTTTTTTATTCTGCGCTGAATGCTTCCCTTATCGCATCCTCGACAGAGTCGGCGAAGGTGCTCTCGTCGAGGTCTATGGACGAGATGTAGACCTCGTTACCATTCATTTCGAGTTCGTAGCCATGGTCATTTGGATCGAAGTCCCTTACAGCATCCCTGATTGCCTTCCTCGCCGCGTTCACGGCCATCTCGATACGGGCTTCGGGTACAAAACTCCCGCAGTCAATCCCTGCCACGATTTCAATGACTTGCTCCAGCGAGTAGAAGCTGGGCATCTGCTGTTTGAGCTTTTCGATTGTCTGTTGTTTTGTCATAACCTTTATTTTTATTATTTAATTAAATATAAAAAATTATTTTGCCTACCTTGATTAATCAATAAAATCTACTTTTTGTTTGATATTTTTTATAGTCTTGATGTAAAAGTTAGGTTCTACAAAACTGAAATTATTTTTAGCATTTTCAAGGTACTCATCTTCATGATCAAGAATAGAATCACAAGATGTGAGAATACGTTCCCTAAGAAATACTAATTCAATGTCATTCAATTCCTTAACTGCTTTGATAAGAACGTCCCGGTTTGTGAGATGTTTTTTTACTTTCATAACCTTTTTAATTTTTAATTTTAATAAATATAGAAAAATAATTTGCCAACCTTATTTATTAATTTTCAACCTCTTCATCAATCAAAGCGTCCATGTATTGTTGAATACCCATATTATAAGAATTATGAGCATCAATCCAATTTTTAAGGTGACCTAAAATATAAGCTCTGGCGTGTGCTTCATATTTAGTGCCTTTAAGAGCAGTTTCAATAAGTTCAATTGCCTCAGAAAGTTTACATTGTGCATCATCCAACAAATAAAGACGTTCATTTTTGTTCATAACTTTTAATTTTATTAATTAAAAATAAAAAAATTGTTTTGCCAACTTTAATCTAGACTTTAGATATGGATTTTTTTTCTTCAAGTAAATATTGAATATCACTGTCAGATGATGTCATAATTAATTGACGAAGCATTTGTTGCTCCATACCAACTGTTTTTAAAAGATATTGCATAGTCTCACCATCAATATTTTTTAGTATATTGATGAGTAAAGTTACTTCAGGGGCTTGGTAAGATGTTGTTGTATTGTTTTTCATAACCTTTTAATTTCAATAAATATAGTGAATTGTTTTGCCAACTTTATTTTTCTATATTTTCTTAAACTTGGCGTAGAACTCCTCAAAATCGTCCCAACCACCCATTGATACCCTCGATTCTAGCCAGGCTGCCTTGAGCCTGTTCTTCTCCTCTGTCCTGAGCCTGAGGGACTCCATGAGAATGGTTTGTCCATGCTCTTTAAGTACCTCGTCGGGCAAGAGACCAATAATCATAGTGTAAAGCTGTTCTACTGGTGACATAATTTTTAATTTTAATAAATATAATAAATTAATTTGCCATTCTTATTCAAACAACATATAATGTTGAGTCCAATCACCATTTATATTTATTTCAACAGTATAATCACCATTGTATTGTCTATTTTCTGTATGTGTTAACCATACACGTGTATTGCCATTATCAATTTTTAATTCATCACCATCCCAAGCTTGTTCAATTGTGTCTAGTTCTTGAAGTTCGCGTTTTGTGTAAATTAGTTTCATAACTTTTATTTTTTAATTGATTAAATATAAAACTTTTATTTTGCCAACCTTTAAAAAAAAGACCCGGAGTAGACACTCCAGGTCGTTTCACCATTAAAAATTAAAAGTATGACTATCAGTACCTGGGGCGGGAATCGAACCCGCACGGTCATTCTGACCAACAGATTTTAAGTCTGTCGAGGCTTCCATTACTCCACCCAGGTATCAGTGGTTGCTTACGCAACCACTTCTTTTATCATCTTGGGTCTACCACGCTTCACTTCACCACCATTTGCAACTACAATCATTCGTGCTGCAATTTTGGTTTGGCGATTTGAACTTGGATTCGCGGGACGGCCTCGTTTTACTTCACCACGTGCTGCTTGTGCTGCGAGTTTCAGTTGACGAGCACTGTTCTCAACAACCGGCCTTCCGCGGCGCTTTGTTTCTACATTCATCGTTTCGTTGTTCATAACCTTTGTTTTAATTGTTTAAATAATAATTAAATATACAATCTTTATTTTACCTAAAAAACTATTTTTTAAATTTTATATTTTTATTTATAGCAGCTAAATAAAAAATAATCATAATCAGTAAAAAATATATCATTTATTAAATTTAAAATTTTTATTTTGCTCTTTCAAATCGGCTAGACACGTTATATTGTTTAGTCCAATCATTAAATGAAACAAATGTATTTGGTTCAACAGTAGTAACTTCTATTTTAGAATAGGCGGGTTCACCCTTTACTACTTCACCAAAAATAAACTGTTTAATTTTATTTAACATTTTTTTAATTTTAATAAATATAAAAAATTTATTTTGCCAATCTTAATCTTCATTGTAATCATCATGATTATCATTATCATAGTAATCATAATCATCATTATATTCTCCATTCCCAAACATATTGGTCCATTCTTCAACGGTGATTCCATTTAAAATAAACTCACGTTCAGCCGCTGCTAGATGAGGAAATACATTTTGCACAAGCTCACCATTCCAGAAACGGTACATTTGTTCTTCAGTTACAGGTAAATCAAGTGTGTGTTTGTTTCCTGTTAGTTGAGATACTCTTGTAATTAACATGGTTTTTAGTTTATTTATTAAAGTTCTTCTTGCATTAAAACTTCAACACGTTTACCACTTACTTCATATTTGATATTTTCAAACATTTCCATTGCTTCTGCTATATTATCACAAATAGAACCTGCTTTGAAATTACTATCTGTTGTGATGTAGTAGGTAGCTTTGTCGTACTTTGTTTCTTTGACAAGTTGAATTTTCATAATGGTTTGTTTTAGAATGGTGCTGCTACTTCTTCTACTTCAACAATTTCTAGAACAGTTTCAACTGGTTTTTTGTTTGAGTTTTCAACATAATTTTTGAAAAAATCATATGCTCTTTCTTTTCTGGAAGAACCAGAATTAACGATATAACACCCATTTACTTGGGTGAAATACCATACGGAATCATCAACATCTTTGCGTTCTACAAATTCAATTTTTTTCATAACTTTTTATTTAGTTAAATGTATAAAAATTATTTTGCCAACTTTTTTTTTAATTATTTAACGGGCCCATAGTACCGTTTGATATAATCTCTCCGGTTGGTAACACAGTATAGAGGTCCTGTTTGCCGGAAGGATAATGTGTGTAGAGGTATGCATTTATTTTTCTCTCAGCGGCTAACTTCTTTGCCTCTTTCTTAGCTATCCTAAAATCATAACATTCTCTTAGGAAGACTCCGCCATCAGTGTAATAGTGGTATTTTCCTTTTGCCATGTACTTTAGTTTTAATTATTTAAATAAAGATAAAAAAATTATTTTGCCTCTTCTTTTTCTTCAATATGATATGTACATTCAGCATCTTCATAATCTACTTCTATATTCATCTCCGCTGCTTCAACATCACCATTTGTTACTAACTCTAATGCTTCTTTTTCAGTTTCTGCTTCAACTATGTATGTCCAAATGCAGACAACTGGAGCTTTTTCTGTTATTTTAAATGTTTTCATTTATTTTTATTTTATCCAATCATTAAATGAGTAAGACATTGCTTGTTTAATAGTTAATGTTGGATCATCTTTCATATACTTTAGAGCCCAAACCACCACTTCAGTTTCCATATGCCATTCCTTTGCTTCTTCTAAAGTATGCTTAACATAATCTAGAGCATCAGAAACACTTTCTTGAATAGGTTCATGCATTTCATTGAACATTTCTCTATTCCATTTTTGAATTTCATTGTCTGACATCATAATTTTTAATTTTAGTAAATATAAGATAATTATTTTGCCTTCTTAGGTCTACCTCGTTTACCACCACTTCTAACTTTAGTTGCTAGTTTAGCTAATTCACGTTGATGTTTTGCTTCTTCACTTAATGCTGGTCTGCCTCGTTTACCTGTACTTATTTTTTCAGTAGTTAGTTTAGGTATATTTGATTTAGGTCTACCTCGTTTACCACCTGAACGTATTTTACTTTCTGCTTTGGCTATTTCTTGTTTTGCTTTTTCTTCTGGGCTAAGTGCTGGGCGGCCTCGTTTGCCTGTTTTATTTTGTTTCTTAGCTTCGCGATTACGTTTTCTTAATTCTCGATCAATTTGCTTTTGAGTTTTTTCAGTTCTGCGTTTCATTTTCTCCAGCATCTTTTTATGTTTCAATACTGCTGGGTGAATAATGATTTGGTCTAAATCATAACTTCTAATACCACCGGTCATGTCTATAACTTCATAACCACCATTTGGGAATGATTGTTTTTCACCTGGTTGATATAGTCTATGTAATGTGAAAAATACTTTTTTGTCATAAAAGAATGGAGCAGGTAACACCCTTACTCCTCGTTCAATAGGTATGAATTCATCTTCAATATTTTCATAGGCTAGATATGAACCATAGCGCCATGGTTTCTCTATTACTTTCATAACTTTTAATTTTATGAAGTAAAAATAATAGATTTACTTTGCCAATTCAATTAACTTATCTAAACATGCTTTTTTAGCATCATTTTTAGATTCATAACCACTATTTTGTTCATATATCTCATCTGTAGTTATAGAATAAATCTTGTATGACCATTTATTACTTTTATTAAAAGCAACAAATGAACAAACATCTAATTCATTCTCTAATTCTTCCCATTTAGATATATTTTCTTCCATATGGATCAGTTTTATCTTTTTTAGTCATTGATCTAACAATAACAATTAACATGGATAAACTAAACCAACCAAAACTAATAGATTTACGAACATTATCATCCCACTTAAGGGGATTCAATTCCAAATACATAAATGAATACAAACCATACATAACTACTCCCAGTAGTATTACTATAACTGTTGTTATAAGGTATTTCATAACTTATTTTTTAAATTATTCTTCATTATTTCTATTATTACCATAAACGTCATTGTAATATTTTTCAGCTATCTTATATCTAAGATAATCATTAGTAATAAAACCAGCAAGTACGTGTTCAATAGCTTCAGTTATTTGATACTTATGTTTATCATTAAATAATTCCTTACTTGTATCTTTAAACTTTATCTTTGTTGAATTTTCAATATAATCAATTACTTCTTGTACTGCTGTTTTTTTCATATAATGAATATAAAAATCTTATTTTGCCTATTTTGAAAAATAATAATAGTACAAGAAAAATATAGTTGTTATTAACATCCATGGGTGTTTCTCATAAAAACATATTATACTATTACCATATTTAATAATAGCCATTAAAATAAAAATAGCTATAATAGTTTTAAATAAAGCTCTAAATAACCGTTCCATTAATCGATATCAAATAAACCTTTATTATAGTCATAATCATCAAATCCATCATCATAATCATCATCTACTTCTTTTTCATCAACAAGACCTTCCATACAGTCAAGATAATAATTTAGTTCATCTACCAATCCATCACTCAAAAGATTACTATCAAATAGATCTTCAATAGTTTCTTTAATTAAATCAAGTGCTTCTTGATTTTGTTCACTAAAATTACTTGGAGATGGGTTATCATAAGTAGATTCAAACTGATCAGCTACAGTCCACCCATGCTGTGCGTTGATAATTGCCTTGATAAAGTTTACAGCGGTCATTTTATTTTATTTTTCTATAAATATACTTGTTCTATTTTAATACCCAAAACAATAGACATAATTTCATCTTCTCTTTCATAAAAAATATTAAACATAATATCTTCATCAGCTATTTTGAGTATATCAGCTAATGTTTGTGCTTCATTAATTATTTTAGTGTAATCCACTGATAGTTTTTCAGTTTCTCTTATTTGAGCTAAAAACATTTCAATATCATCTGGTGATTTATGTCTAGCCGCATTTTGTATTTCTTTAAACATATCACTACAAAAATCAGACACATTGCTTTTCACCCAATCAATAAGTTTGGGTTTAACTGCTTCTAAATTGTAAGTAATCATAACTTTTATTTTTATGAATTAAAGATAAAATAATTATTTTGCCTTCCAAAAATAAGGTGGGGGTTATTAATACCCCCACCTTTAAAAACTAAAGATAAGCTTCAGCTAATTCAAATAATTGTTCGTTTATTTTAATATCTTGTTGAAAGTTTGTAATTGAACGTGCTTTACGATTTTTTCTACCATAACTATAACCACCACCAAGTATTTTTTCTTGAACTCGATTAAATACTACCCACAAATCATTTCCATTATCTTGATCACGAGTGGCATTAAGTAAATCCATAGCATTCACTACTTGTTTATTTCTAAGTGTAGCTGCTTTAGTTGCAAAATCAATCATTTGTTCTTGAGTCAATTCTTTACTCTTAAACAAGTTAATTTTTTGAACCAAACCAGGTAACTTTTCAATCACACCATTTATTTTTTCCTGGAGTGATTCAAAAGTATAATTAATATGTTTAATAGAAACATTATTAAAATCAGCATCACTAACAACTAATCCGTTTGAGCATACTAAACGAAAAATACCTACTCTAAAATTAAATGCTGATTTACCATCATGTGAATTAGTAAGTAGAATTTGAGGGAATGAATCGTCTCCATTATTACCTCTAATCATAATGTCTGGGTTGCGAAATATAACCATGTGTTTTTGAAATCCTTTACCTTTGCGAGCTTTAATTTCTTGAGCTTTAGTTACTTGCCATCCCAAACGCATCAAATCTTCAACAACACGTGATGTTGGAGTTTGAATGTACTTGTCTGTTAGGTGAGGTGCTTTTTGATCTGTAAAAACAGATGGGGCAAGCTGTTTAATCTCATCTAGTGAGTAGTTGTGATTTGTCATCATTTGATCTGTGTTCATAATATTTATTTTTAATTATAAACTAAATATAAGACTTTTATTTTGCCCTTTTAATCAATAAGTATTTTCATAGTGTGAGGTGCTCGTCTATTACCTCCAAAATATGGATTAAGAGAAAAACCATAATGTTTACTTGGAACAAATACAGTATAACCAACTGTTTTTTTAACACTTAAAATATGAGAACTTTTCATTGCATGAATATCATATTCATATTTTTTCCCTATATTAGCAAAAAATAAAGACATATTTTTTCTTACTTTATCTTCATACCAATAAGCTAACACTTCTATTTTATCTTGTTTTAAATCATATCTCCATCCAAACCTAACACTATTATGATGATGTGATGGAAAATAACCAATACCAAATAACTTATTTATATCTAATTGATCATCAGAATTAAGATTATATCTACAACTGTCAGTGAATGTTATTTGTTTAGAAATGGTAGTTGGTGTAGTGTATATTTTAGGGGCTATCCCAAAAGAATAGTGAAAACCTTTCAAGATAATAGCAACCATATTATATTATTTTAAGATTTTACCACTAAAATAAATATCATCATAAATATAGAAGCGCTTATTAAGTGTAAAGTCCATATAGAAGAATAATATGATATTCTTTGTTTTTGTTCTTCTGGTTTGCTATCCCAAACCCATCCTGTAATTTCTTCTATAAAGAATAATCCTAAAAAAGGAAACCACCAATACCATTTTGTTTTATTCATAACTTTTTAGTTTAATATAGCGCACCTAGCGTATATAATAGCTTCACTAAATATTTCCATTTCTTCTGCTGTAGTTGGTTGATATTGTTCATCAATTTCTTTAGTTAATTTTTCCCAATCAGTAATTCCTTTCAATACAAGGCGTTTAGTTGTGGCTTCAATTAAAAATGCTTTATACATTAACTCAGCATTATTTATAATCATTCTTTCGTTTTTTAATTTTAAGCCATTCAAATTGCTCAGCTAAACTAGCTCCTCTATTTGTTAGTTCACTCCATTCTTCTTCACTTAGTGGTTTTTGTTTCTTCTTTTTGTTTAAATTCCTGTCTAAACGATTACTAGCTTTGTCTTGAGATTGATCTTTTGTAATGATTGGCATTTTTTAGCTATTATATGTATAAATATAAAAAAATTATTTTGCCAACTTATTTATTTAAATATTTTGGTTTAAGTATACGTTCATAATAATCAATTGTTTCTTTGTTTCCATTAGTATACCTATACCATATTTGAGGCATTATTTTTCTACATTCAGCTATTCGTTCTGCTTTAGATTTAGTTTTATCTGTAGCGTATTCATAACATAACCATGCTTCCCAATATGCATGAACCGCTTCTTTATCTTTAAATCCTACCATTGCTGCTATTTGATAACCAAAGAATACAAATGTAAATACAGGTCCCCATTCATATCTAAAATCAGTATCATCCCACTTAGTCTTCCATCCTAAACCACAATAATCAAATCCTACTTTAAGTGGTATAGGTTTTAAGTATCCTGGTTTTTCTTTATTTTTAATCCATTTTCTAGGGTAAAAATAAGGTATTCCAATTCGTGTTTTACCAATATACCATTTAATACTAAACAGTTTAAATGGGCTATTTAATATTTTTAACCATTCAAACTTTTTCATTTTAGTATGTTATCCATATTAATACTATGCTTATTCAATATTTCATATAATTCTTCTCTAACTTCATTATATGCTTCATACTTTTCTTGAGATATATCATCAGGAGCATATTTAATTTTTGATCTTAGAAAACTATCTATATCCCAAATTGCTAGAGCTAAATCTAATACTTTATTAACTCTATTATATTCTATAACATCATCAGGATTAGTAAGATCATATTCAAGGATAGCTTTAGCCATAGTTATTTGATTTTAGTATTTCTTTTTATCACATCTATAAGTGTTTGAATTTCTTTAATATCTGAGAATACTATACTTTCATTATCAAACATGTATATTTTCCAAAAATTATCTTTTACTTCATCATTAGCAGGTGAAATAAGACCAAAACCACTCATTTCATATGGTTCCCAAAAGTAATAATAAAACGATTCACTACTATTTTCTTCTACAAGTTTTTCAAAACCAGCGTCTATTAGTTCTTGTTCTGTCATAACATTTATTTTAACCAACTATAATATTTGTTTCTTGGTTTTTCTAAATCAATATTTGGTTTAGATTTTTCTTTGATTTTACGACCACGTTTTTTACATTGTGGTTTTTCATCCACATCCCATTTTTCTTTTTTCATCATCTCTAAAAGATGATTGCGGCGACGAATATATGATTCGTCTTTACCTTCATTAAAATTAACCATTGTACTTGCTTGAGAAATACTCAAACACTTCACTACCTTCGCTTATTGAAGATCCAAATTCATTAATGATATTTTTTATTTTACCATCGTCTGTTAAAGCAATTGAATACTCACTAGTTGCTTCATGATGAATAAGTTTCTCATCAACAAACTCAAACCACTTCATTGTGTAATTTTCCTTAATAACCTTCATTGTTTTTTTGTTTTTATTGATTAATAATTAGGATCTTCAAATGGATTGTCTATATCTGAGGATTCCATTTCTGCACTAATTTCATTTTCTGCGTCTTCAATTAACTTTTGAGTTATTTCATCAATATTCATACCACTATATTTCAAGTATTTTCCTTCATCAACATACATATTAGCGTATTCTTTTACTCCTCCAGCAAATACTTTACCATGTATGTTTTCATATTCAGTATTTATAGCATTTTCTATATTATTTTTAAGTTGACTTTCAAAATCTATCTCTTCCATTTCCATATTTTCTTTCAAAATACCAGCTAATTGTTGCATTCTTTTAACTTCATTAATTTGTTTCATATTTGTTATTTACCAATAAATATTATTAATTAATGTAGTCCATTATCAATTCTTCACCACGACATAATACTTGTAATGTTTCAAATTTTCTTTCATCATCAAGTGGTTTAGCTCTACTAGAATCATCTGTCCAAACTAATTCTCCACCATATTGTAACCCACAAAAAAACTGACATTTAGAATTCATAACTATAAACCAACGACGTTTTTCTTTACTTATTTTCTGTCTCATTTATAAATAATTCGTAAATACTATTTTTTGTTTTAAATTTAAAATAATTATCTTGCCTATCCAAAATTTCTTCTATTTCTGTTGTTAACCAAGTATAGTCACCATACATAAGGTCAAGTACAAAACTATATCCTATTGCTGGTTCTTGATGTGGTTTTTTACCTCTATTGTTTTCATCCCATTCTATCCAATAAGCCACATTGCCTGCTTTAACTAATCCATCATGTTCTCTAACTAATTTATATTTGTAAATAGATTCTTCATCATTATGTTCTTTACAATATAAATCATCAGTAAAACCATTACTAATTATTTTATAACACTTATGACATAATGTAGCTCCAGAACCACCATTAAATTTGTGTATCGGTTTCATATAATAATTTTTCTTTTAATCTTTCTATACTATACATAATTTCAGGATTAAAATACCCCTGTATAATAATGTTGTGGCTATGATATGTAGTTGACATATTTGTAATACGAATATTTTTGGTTATTTTGCTATGTAATTTATTTACTATTGAATTATTGTCTTTATATAATTCTAATAAACGTAAAAACCATTTAGGACACCATTTTGGTCTAGCAACACCATCAACAACTAAAATAAAATCTCTTATTATATTATATTCTTTTGTATTTTTTTCAAACAAATAATCAATAGTTCCCAAATAAATAAATTCAGTATATTCATTAGGAAAAAAACAAATAATAATATTTTTAAAAAAACTCACCATTAATATTTCTATTTTCAAAATCAACATCTATACTCCAAGGTTCATTTATTGGATTATAATTGATATTGCAAATTGAAGCATTAAAATAATGAGTATCAGCATTGTATTCATACCCATACCCTTCATGAATATGACCTGAAATATGAAGTAATGGTTTTATTGTTTCTATTTGATATCTTAATTGTTCGCAACCAACATATTTTTTATCATATATTGTATAATCTAACTTATACATTACAGGACCATGAGTAACTATTATGTTAGCATCAGATGGAATTTGTTCCCAATATTTCATTATATCAGGACCTCTATGAGCGTTAAATGCCCAATAGTCACCTCCAAACCAAGGTGTAATAGGTGATCCCCATATTTTAATTCCGTTTATTTCAACAGAGTTGTTCTCCAAATAGTGTATATGGTTAGTAGATTTAATATTAGATAAAATATTAAGTAACCATTTTGGTTTTTTAATTTTTCCATCATTTAAATTGAATTTAGGATCAAATGAGCGATCATGATTACCTGCTATAAACACTATACCATAAGTATAACGATTTGCTTGTTGATAAAACCAGTTAATTACTTCTTCTACTTCTATTTCTCTTCCAATATTGGTTAAATCACCAGCGTGTATTAATAAATCACCGTCTGGTAAGCTTACATGATTATGCTTACCATGAGTATCACTAATAGCAATAACTTTCATTTAAAATATTTTATTCATTACTAGTGAGAGAGACAGTAGGATTAAGACAATGATTTTTAATTGTTTCTAAGAATTCATCAAACTTTTCTAAGTCTATTATAACTCCATCTTTTACAGCTATAATACTACCTGGTTCAATAGTATATACAATTTGGGAAAAATCCATTAATTCATCATGATATTTACCTTCATCTATTAATTCAGCTAAACCTTTTAATGTTTCTGCTTTAAAATTATTCATAGCTTCATTAGTAATACTAGCAAATGATTCTCTATTATCTGTATTTTCTCCTTCAACAAGATTGAGGGCTTTAAATACACTATCTAACACATTTAAAACATCTTGTCTACTAAAAATAGAGGAAGGACTCATTTCAATTTGGTTTTTCCAAGCTGAAAGTATTTCTTGATTATTTTTATAATTGTTCATATTAACTTATTTTATATAAATATATTTTATTTGGAAAAAATATTCCACCCTTTTTTCTTATGTTGTTCTATAGTAGTATAACCAAATGGTTTTGATTTTCTACCTTGCCAATTCATTCCCATTTGCTCTAATGTAGCATTTTCTGAGTCTAAATGAATACCTATAATTTCAGGTATTAATATTCGTTTAACTCTAGGCCATTTTTTAGCATGAATAACATCTGTTCTATCAGCAGCACCATGTTCTTCAGGATATAGTTTTATACCAGAAACATTTGGGTTCCATAATTGGAAAAACCCTATTGGCTCATATCCTTCACCCATATACTCACCAATGCGAACACCCATGGGAAAACGAGTTGGATGTATATAAACCCATCCTGTATGAAGAGGACCGGGTTCATTTAAAAATTTAGTCCATTCTTCAAAACTAGGACACATTATTCTATCTATACCATAGATATTTTCTTTAACTAAAGAAATACGGTCTAAAATACCTCTAGTAAGAGGCGGAAGATACATATCAGCATCTAAATGTAATATCCAATCTTTTCGAGATAGGTATTCTAATCCAATATTTATACCTTTAGCTTTATTAAATGGGGCTCCCCCAGCAGTAAATTCATTTGTTACTAGATATTCAACATTATGATAATCACATACCTTTTGAGTAAGTTTATCACTTGGTGTTGTAATAACAACCATGTGGTTAAAATGTTGTTTATTTTGAGGTAACGTTTGGGCTAAGAAATCACCATAATTAACACAAACTGTAATACATTCTAAGTACATAAACTATTTTTCTTATAAATATATTAAATTTACTTAGCCTAAAAATTATTTTCTTTATAATTTTTATGGTATTTGTGTATATATTTTATACCTCCAGTCCACAGCCAAATCAGAGATAGTCCCATTGAAGTGACTAATATTATAATTCCTAACATAGTTCTAATTGATCTTCATTGAAAATATGTAATAATCCATATTCATCCATTTCCGCAACAACTCTAATCTTACCTTCTACTGTTTTGAAAACAGATACAATTGTACAAGGAAACCTATATCCTTTTGGTTTGTAAGCCTTATCTCCTACCTTAAATTTTGTTTATTCCATACCTTTTGTTTTAATCTTTTAATAACTCTAACACCCGACGCTACAACTCTTCAAATTCCATTTCTATATGAGGAGAGTTATAACATTCGAACTTTGTTTGTCCGCCTGTAAATGCATCTGCCATTACTAAAATATGGTAGTCTTCAGCAATGGGTTGTTTGCTGAGTCGATGGGAAATTTCTTCTGCTATTTCTGGATTGTATTGAGGTATCTCTTACAATAAAAATTGGTTTGCTCATAACTTTTGTTTTATTAATTTGACAATGGAAGTTTAATACTAGGATGATACTGATAATTGTACAATTGGATATCTTCTTCTAATAAGCACTTACAAAAACTATCATTACTAAATGAGTCAAGAACAGCTTTAGCATCTATCAATCCTACACCACATTCACCACTTTCTGTTGGCCAAAACTCTGTATTAATATTTAATTTAGGTAATTCATACGGTGTTCTTGTCAACTGCTCTTTCAATCCATCTATGTGATTGAGATAGATATGACAATCTCCCAAATTACCAATCACTTCTTCGGGAATCATATTAACTTGTTTGGCGATTATTTCTAATAGAAGCGCATAGGATGCGATATTAAACGGGAGCCCCAATCCCGCGTCCACTGATCTCTGCGACCAAATTAAAGAGATTGCTCGTTTAGGGGTAGTTGGTTTAGCTATTTCTTCAACAATGTAAAGATTTTCCCATTCAACGTCAGTGTTCTTCATAACCCATTGAACTCGTTCTTCCCAAGTCAACTCTCTCGTATAAAATTGAAACGAGTAGTGACAGGGCGGTAGAACCATCTCTGGTAAATCCGATGGGTTCCAGGCATTCACAAGTATCCTCCTACTATCGGGGTCTGTCTTCAGTAGGTGAATTGCGTTTGCGATTTGGTCAATATACAATTCATCTTTATTAAAATCTTTTAATGAACACCAGCCTTCGTTATTTTTCCAAACATCGTCTTCAACAATAAATGAATCATTACGTTTCCACCTACGCCAACCAGCTCCATACACAGGTCCGAGTTCTCCCCACTTCTTTGCAAACTCATCATCGGTTTTGATTTTGTTAAGATACTCTTCCTTAGGTATAGTAAACTGTTTACTATACTCAGGAATTTGGTTACAGTAATTCTTATATGCATCACCATCCCAAATATGACATCCATTATCCACAAGATACTTAATGTTTGTGTCTCCGCGTAAGAACCATAGGAGTTCGGTCACCATCGTTTTCCACGCCATCTTCTTTGTAGTGAGAAGTGGAAATCCATCCTTCATAGAATGGCGTATGGTTCTACCAAATACGGATTTAGTACCAGTACCAGTCCTATCACCCTTAGTGTGACCGTTTTCTAATATGTCTTTAACCAGGTCTAAGTATTGTTGTTCTACGTTATTCATTTTCGTTTTGTTTTAATAATATTACGGATTTTTTTTCTTTTTCCCAAGACTTATAGGATGATTTATTTACGAGACACGTTTGTCTTTTGAAAACGTTGTTGTGTATATTAGCTCTGATCTCGTACGTGACAACGTAATGTTCGTTTATTGTTCCGTACTCATCATCGTGGTTCTTGTTGATGATCTTTAGTACCCGTGTTATTTCGGGTGCGTCCAATTTATTCCCATATATCTTCTTGCCACGAAGATACTCGAGCATGTTTTTGTAGTTCATAACTTTAATTTTTTACTTACATCATTATTCTAATCTAAAAAATCTTCATTTTTATAATTAGAATGATATTTTTTTATGTATTCAATACCACCTACCCATAACTAAGCAATAGTAATAATAAATGAGATTATTAAAATAATAAAACCTAACATAATATTAATTAAACTTAATGCGAACACCTATTTTTTCATTTTGATCTTCTGTATCAATATAATGAAATAATTTTGCCGATTCTGCTTTTTTATAGGCAAATATGTCATTTACAGATTTTAAAATAAGAGCTATAAGCTCTTCATTGTCAAGCATAATACTATCAGTATTATTACTATTAATTTTTTTAATAATATTTTCAATCATAATTTAAAATTAAAAAAAAAGGTCCGGTTTTTCAACCGGACCTTAGGTTTTTTTAGAGAACAACATGTTCTACTGAATCGTTTACTGGAGCTATAGATGTGGAGTCAATAAGTAAAGAATCAACTTGTTCTACTTTAGTAGTAGTTTCTTGACTACCACATGCCGCTATAATCATAGCACTCGCAATAACAAACATTGTTTTTTTCATAAACTTAGTTTTTTGTTTTAAATATAAAATTTTTATTTTGCCCAATCTACTTTTTTTTCCAAATCACGAATACGTCTTTCATGATTGTTTATAGTTTTTTTAAAAATAGAATAATTAATTTGTAAAATACTATCTTGTGATTTAATCATTTTATTTTCTTTCATAATAATAGAATCATTAGTTATATCTTCTCTAATAAGTTTAAGTTTATCTCTATTATAAGAACTATAAAATAAAAATCCTATAAAAATGACTAATAGTATTATACCTATAAAGACAATAATATTATCCTTATTTTTCATCGTCTCCTGTTATTTTCTTGATTGATGTAGCCATAGCACCAAACAAAACAGAGACAAAAGCAATTAATAACTCTCTATTAGATTGTGGCATTTCTTTTTCCATTAACATGAAAAAAATACCAATAGCAATTGCCATTACTAGTAAAGATCCAACAAAGCTCAAAATTTTAGGGTTCATTTATTTTTAATTTTAATGGTGGTTATATTAAATCGTCTTCTTTTCTTTCTTCTATTTCATTATTATTAGAAGTATTATTATTTGATGGTTTTTTAGAATTAATGAATTTGTCAACAGAAGCTATACCTAAAGAACCTAATGTTAATGTTAAAAAAGCATTAAATATAAATTCATTCACAACTAAATCTTTACCCATATACCCAGTAACCACATCAGCAATAGCAAACCCAATCATTACAACAAGTGAAATAAACCCAGCGACTGATTTTTCATTAATATCATTATTATCTTTGAATAGATTCATACTTATTAGTTTTAACGGTGAACACTAATAAATATAAAAAATCTAGTGGAGCATCTGGGATTCGAACCCAGGTCTTCGCAAAGAACAATAATACTAACGTCTCACATGCTTATCTTATTATTCACAATAAGTAAATATAGAGTTTTTATTTTTCCACTATTACTCTCAAATGTGGCCGGTTCCTGTTAAATAGGCTTGAACCAAAAAACACCGCCTAATTTCACATTCTTTTTAAATCCCACGATGTGTGCGGGAGTGATTAGGCTGCTACAGCGTAATCGGCACCAACGAAAGCCATAGCATCATCGAAGGTGAAAGAAGATAATTCTTCTGCGTTTATTGTTTTGTAAGTATTTAAAGACATTCTTACTTTGTCTGCATGTAGTATTATCTTCATTTCCGAATCAATACCGGTATGCCCCATATTTTAAAGAACTTCTTTTTTTTTTCTTCCTTTTTTATTTTCTAATATCTTTTTAATCTCAGCACATAACTCATATTCTTCAACTACTATAAGATCATCTAAACAATTAGAAAGTAATTCTTTATATTGACTTTTTTCAACAGTAAATATTAATGAATCTAAGTTTTTAAATGTTATATCAAATATATCAATACTTGATTTATTACGTTTAGTAGCACTAATAACACATCTTACCATTTTTATAATCAAATCTGAATTCCTAGCTTTGAGTAAACTGTAGAATTCTTTTTGATCTTTTAAAGATAAACAGTGACAGGCCATTAATTATTATTTAATATAAATATTTGCTGTCAGAAAAGGATTCGAACCTCTATACAGCGATTCAATAAGTAACAAAATAAGCCGGCTTTTGTGGTCAACCCATATTACTTATCTATCTCGTTATCTGCGCCCACTAGACGAGTGGGTGTGTCTGCCATGCGTAACGCTTTTCACCATCTGACAGTTTAAATTAACTGTTAAATATTTGTTTATTTTTTTCTATTATTTTTTTAAGTTTTTGACTATAACCTGTACTTTCGCAATACATCCTATCAAGATAACTAAAATATTTTGTTTCTCCAAGTTCTCCTCTTCTTTCAAAGACATAGTCTTGGAATAACTTATAGTCTTCTACTGATTGTATCCAACTGTCATATCTAGCATACCCTCCTTTTTTCTTTGGTTTTTTAGCTACAGTTGGACGTTTTCCTGGCATTTTCATACCAAATAAATTGTTATTTGTTTTAAAAACATAACTTGTAAAATTTCCTGTTTCAAGTAATGCTTGAGCAAATACAATTTTAGGATGTTGAATATCCATTTCATTAATCACTTTCCATAAATTTTCTTTACTTATTTCTTCAAAATCTTTTCCACGTTGTGGATCAACTGAATAAGAATTGAAAATAAAAGATAATAGTAGAGTGAAAATTAAAAATATTTTTTTCATATTATTTAATTTTATTTTATAAATATAATAAAAAATTTTGCCATAATTTATTTTACAATATGATCCGCAGCATATACCATAACTGGATTATTTCCTTTATGCCTTACTTTATATCCCATTCCTGTTACTATACCTACAGCACTAGCTAGTACCTGATTTGATTTATATTTTGGATCAGGGTTTAAATCAATATCTATCCAAGTAGCTTTTATATTAAGCTTATTTTTAATATATTCTGCTACTTCAACCGAATACCAAACTTCATTTAGTAGACGAACGGTACTTTCTTTTTCAAAATTAGTGCTCCATTTAGAGTATAACACATGAGCACCTTTACCAGGTTTGTATAATCCAATTACAATTGCATAAGTTGTAGATATTAAATTTTGATTTTGTGAATCGCATCCAACTAATATCTCAACATTTGGATACTGCAATAAATATTCACTAATATAATTTGTTATGTCTATTTGCTGATTGCTATTTAAAGTTTTAAATTTTCTTTCCATTAAGTATGAATGTTAGTAGTCCTAGGAGGAATCGAACCTCCAAAAAAGACTTAGAAGGTCTTTGTTATATCCATTTAACTATAGGACCGTTATTTGAGGCCAGTAACGGAACCGAACCGTTAACTCATCATTACAAGTGATGTATTTTTCCTGTTAAACTAACCGGCCGTGTGGACCCACCAGGGCTTGAACCTGGGACCTCGAAATTATGAGTTTCTTGCTCTAACCAACTGAGCTATGGGTCCTTAATTAATAAATTAAATATATAAAATCTATTTTGCCTACTCTAATATTTATAAATAAATGTGTTTATGCCACTACTTAAAGTTGGGTCCAAAAGTGACGATGTTAAAAAAATTCAACAGAAATTAGGTTTAACCGCAGATGGTATTTTTGGAAAAAATACTGAAGAAGCAGTTAAAAGATTTCAAATAAATAATAATATTGTTGTTGATGGTGTAGTTGGTGATTTAGTTTGGAATAAATTAATAACAGTTAATCTCCAACCAACTTCAGCTCCATCTACTCCATCACCTTCTCCTACTATACCTACTGTTTCAGGATTAAATATTGAACGATTAAAAGGACATATACCTGATACTGTTATATCTCAAATACCTGAAGTTGCTTCAAAGTTTGGAATTAATAATCCTGTTAAATTAGCTCATTTCTTAGCTCAATGTGGTCACGAATCAGGAGGATTTAGACTAGTAAGTGAAAATTTAAACTATTCAGCTGATGGTTTAAGAAAAATATTTCCTAAATATTTTAGAGATGTGTCTCCTGATTCTTATGCTCGCAACCCTCAAAAAATAGCTAGTCGTGTTTATGGTGGCAGAATGGGTAACGGTCCCGAAGCATCAGGTGAAGGTTTTAAATATCGCGGACGTGGTTATATTCAATTAACAGGTAAAAATAATTATAAAGCATTTAGTGATTCTATTGGTGTTGATGTTGTAGCTGAACCTGATTTAGTAGCAACTAAGTATCCATTATTATCTGCTGCTTGGTTTTTTAGTAAGAATTGTTTAGGCAGATGTGTTGATGCTAGTGATACTACTGTTGTGAATGTAACTAAATGTGTTAATGGAGGTACAATTGGTTTACCTGATCGATTAAAACATTTTAAAGAATATTATAAATTACTTGCTTAAGCGGAGGCTTAGGGATTCGAACCCCAGATACGCTTATCACGTATGCCGCTTTTCAAGAGCGGTGCAATCAACCTCTCTGCCAAACCTCCAATAATACTCGTAGTCGGGATGGCTGGATTCGAACCAGCGACCTCATGGTCCCAAACCATGCATACTAACCGGGCTGTACTACATCCCGAGTATTATTTTAACTAATTACAGCTGAGATAGAAGATTCAACTGCTGATTTAATTTGGAATTCATTTTCTCCTTGTTCTTGGAGATATTTAACCATTCTCTGTTCTGCTTCAGTCACAGTCATTGAATCTACAAGGTAATTTACTTTTTGTTTTTTAATTTTATTATTTTCTTCTACTGTAAATTCAACTTTAACTTGAAAATATTTCATATAACATTAATTTTATTGTTGATAATAAACAGAATAATCATAAAGATGAGCTCTATATTTTAGGAGTGCTTTTGCGAATTTAGAACGAATTCTAAATGATTCAGGAGTTTCATCTTCATTTTGTTTAGGCTTCATAGCCATAAAATAATCAATATCATCATTAGTTAATTCAACTTTATTTGCGAATAACATCATTTTTGTGAATCTAAGTGAACCAATCAATGGTATTCCTGCTTTCCATGCTTGTTTTACCTCATTAGGTAATTCAAATTCAGTAAATTGTTGTGCTAGTTCGTAACGCATATTTTTTAATTATAAGTTAAATGTATGACTTTATTTTGCCTAATCCAAGATTTCTTTATATTTCCAAGAAACCTCATAATCAATCCAAAAGTCCTAAAGCCTTCATATTCTCTATATGAGCTTCATCTAAATCCCAAGTATAAGGAACTGCTTTAACAGTAATATTATCTTCAATATGTCTTATTTGGTCTGGAGTAAGAGGGTCTGCTACATATAGAAAATAACAGTTGTAACATAGTATTTCTAAATTATTTAATAAATAATTAGATTTATTATTATCTTTAAAATTAAGTAATAAGGGAGATTTATAATCAGTTAATCTTCGCTCACAAAAACCACAAGTATAACATTCATCTTTTAAATAACCTTCAGCTATACCTCTTGTTTTGATTTTTTCAGGAGTAAATGATTCGTATCCTGTACCTGTTTCAAATATTAATTTAACATTTGGTTCTTTTCTTTTATTAGGTAAGAATTTAGGTATTCCTTTTCCACTTTGATTCTTATGTACTTCAAATAAAGTAGGGGAGTTAGGATCAGATTCATCTACTCTAAATAATTTAGCGTATGGTTTATAATGTTGATATGAACATCCTAAATAACGTGCAGCAGCACGATTAGATTTAGTAAAACGCATAGCCCGTAAAATGTCTTCTCGACTATATACTTTAGCAAGCATAACTATTTTTTATTCTTTTTAATTTTATCTATTAAATTCCACAATTCAAAAGGATTATTAAGAATAATTTCATTTCCTTCTTGATCTTGTAGTGAATTTATTGTACCATCTGGATTTAAACGTTCATAAACATAAAAGAAAATAATTTCAGCTATATCTTCACCGTATTGAAGCATAAACATTCTATCAATTATTTCATAGAACTTTGAATCATAATCATAAAAGTTTAGCTTTAAATCAACATTTAAAATATTTGAACGAACCTGTAATTCATCCATTAACTGAATTATTTTAAGAAAATGTTCTCTATGAATATCTTCTTCTGATTTCTTTTTACGTTTTAAAACAGTATTTGTACCTATAATAGTTTCAATTGATTTTTTAATCCCATCCGCTTGTTTATCTCTTTCCATAACTACAATTTATTTATTAAATCTCTACATTCAACACATTTATCATAATCTTCTTGTTCAACATAAAATTCCAAAACATTTTCAAGAGATGATTTCCAATTATCTTTTTTCAACTCAATGTAATAATTTAAATCTACCAATTCAAACAACAACGTTGATTTTTTCTTTTTGTCTACTCCTTCTTTAATAGCAAATAATGTTTCTTCGAGAACAATTTCCTTTAATTCAGGAATTTTTAACATCATTTCATACGATTCTCCTTCTGATAATACTGCTTTAAATTTCGGAATTCTGCGTCTCATACTTTAGGGGTTTCATCATTTGATGGAGGTTGAGCTGTAGATTCAGTAATTGCTTTTTTAATGAATAATTTAATGTCGGCTATTGGTATTAAGAAACCAATAACATTAGCGTAAGGTACATCTGTATCTTGATTAATAGTTAAACCATATTGGCTTAAACCAGTGTTTAATTTAGATTGTAATTTTTGAGTTACAGTTGCTTTTGAATCACCAGCAATTGCTTCAGGCATTACAAATTGTACTTTTATACCTTCTTTTGTTGGGTTTTTATTAACTGATATTTTTAATTTAGGTTTAACTTCAGCCATTATATATGTTTATGTATAAATATTACACAATTTCGTCTACTATTCCATATTCTAATGCTGTTTTAACATCAAAATACCAATCTAATTGATTGTTTTTAATTTTATCTAATTGTTTTTTAGATAATTTAGTTTTAGATACTAAATAATCATCACATATTTTATCAATTCGTTCTGTCTCATTCAGTTCTTGTTTATGGTATATTACTTTTCCTTCTACAGGGTATGAAGCTTCATGATACATAAACGTTGAATATTTACTTGCTGTTCTATAATAGCCAGCAGCATATACTATTAATCCCATTGACATGGCTGAGCCGTGACATATAGTATAAATTGGAGTTTTTGAGTTATCAATTGTATCTATTAAAGCAAGTCCACTATATAATTCTCCTCCAAACGAATTAATTATTAGTTTTATTGGTTCTACTTGTGTTTTTTTAATATCTTCTTCATTAATTTCATATATTAGTTGAATTATTTCATTTATTGACTCTGAATCGATATCTCCCAGAGTAATAATTCTATTAAGTGGATCAAGTTTGGAACGACGGGAGCGAGACATAAATTAATTTTTTTATAAATATATTAAATTATGTTCATATGTTTTAATATTATTAATCTTAATATTAAAAATATCTAATTCAAATTCACCTATTTCCCCTGATTCTGTTATAATTTCAGGAAATTGTTGTAGTAATTGAAAATTATTTTGATTTAATTTAGTAGCATCAAATTCAATTATTATATCATTTGGTTTATTTTTATTATTAAACATATACTTTCTAATTCTATCTTTTAAATTAAATTTAGTATTAGATTGTTCTTTAATAATATATGAATCTACTTCACAATCAACGTAAATATTATCGCACCATGGTTCTAGTATTTCAAGCAATTGCATATTACAATTATTCACTACAAAACCAATATTATATTTAGGAGTAATAATAGGATATTGATATTCATCATTTTTAATCCAACTACTCCATTTACGAATATAATTTCTAGCTGCTTTTTGCGATACTATTTTATAATATTCATCATCTTTACCTATTTGTTCATTCCATCTATGACCTCGACATGTTAAGTGATACACAAAAGCATCTCTACTTTGAATCAATTCATAACCAACTAAAATCCATCTTTGAAATATATCTGAATCTTCATACGGAAATGGGGCAAATATTGGATCATGTCCTCCTATTTTTTGAAAATCACTTTTGTATAATACCCAAGGAGCAAACATACCTTTAGTAATTTGATCTTTATATTCTTCTTGAGCTTGTAAACAGTAAGATTCAAATGATGATATATTTAAACTATTAAAATCTAAACCAAAGTCTTTAATAATTTTTTCTTTTCCCTCTGGATGTAAAGGTGGTTCTATTCTTGTAGCGCAAATTACTTTACCTGGTTTAAGATGTTTAAGAATATTTTGAATATAATTAGGACCTATAATCATATCAGCATGTAATATACCTACTATATCATTAGTAGCTAATTCAATACCTTTATCATATAAAATAGTATGTCCTACTCGTTTTTCACTTTTATATTTAACACAATCTAACTGTTGTATCCATTCCCAAGTACTATCATTTGAGCCATCATCTAATAAAATTATCTCTGCTTCAGAAGCATATTTTTTAATTGATGTATAAATATTTTTTAAATGTTCTAAATTATTATAACTTGGAATTACAAATGATATCATGTTTTTTTATTTATAAGATATTATAGTTGATCCCCAAGTCCATCCTGATCCTATTGCTGTTAATAATATTATACTATCTTCTTTGATTTCTGAATTTTTAACAGCTTCATCTAAAGCAATAGGTATAGAAGCACCGGCTATGTTGGCGTATTTATTCATAATGGTTTTAAATTTTACCATTGGTATATTTAAATCATTAGATATATGTTTAATAATATTAATATTGGGTTGGTGTGGTATAATTAAATCAATGTTATTTATATTAATATCAGCAATTTTTATAATACTTCTAACAGATTTAGGTATAAATTCAACAGCAGCATTCCAAACTTCTTTACCTTTCATTATAAACTTTGAATTTAAAGGTAAGTTAAACCCTGTCATTCCTGTATCTTTACCATTAGCATTGTTCTCACCTGAAATCCAACCTTTCTCTGTATAACCTAAAATTACCGCTCCAGCTCCGTCTCCAAAAAATACACAATGTTGATCATCCCAATTTGTTATTTTTGAATAAGTCTCAGTAGCTATAATTAGTACATTTTTATATACTTTATAACTAATTAAAGGAACTACAAAATTTATAGCATAAACAAATCCAGAACAAACAGCATTTAAATCAAAAGCAGGTATATTTTTTTCTACATTAAATTTATTATGAATAGTACATGATATTGATGGAGATATTTTTTCTGGGCTTGAAGTAGCTACTATAATTAAATCTATATCATTTATATTTAAATTGGAAGCTTCAAGTGCTTTTAAAGCAGCTTCATACCCCATATCAGAAGTTAATTCATATTCTACAACTCTTCTTTCATTTATACCTAATTTTTGTTGTATCCATTCATCTGTTGTATTTACTTTTTTTTCAATATCTTTATTTGTTATAATTTTAGAAGGTAAATAAGAACCGGTACCTTTAATACCTACATTATAGTATCTCATACTAAATTCCTCCGTCTATTTTTAAATTAGTTCCACAAACATATTCATTTTCTACTATAAAATTTATAGTATTGTATAATTCTTCTATAGATCCCCAACGTTTTAACCCAATTTTATTTTTTGCCTTTTCTTGATATTTTTCATCTACTCTATAACACATTCCTCCATCCCAGTATCCAAGTTGTATAGTATTACATGTTATACCAAACTTAATATTTTCTTTGTTTGCTACTGAAATTAATCTATCAACAAAAGCTTTTGATGCACAGTATATTGAGTTTTTGGGAATATTTAATTCAGAAAATATAGATGATATTGATATTATTCTACCATATTTTTTTTCAATCATTTTAGGAAGACAACTTGCTAATATGTTTATATTACCTAACATATTAACATTCATCATAGATTGAATTTTAGTTATATCATTTTGAGTAATTTCATTTAAAAAAATATCATATTTTTTTCCACTCATATTTAATACAATATCAATATCATTTGTTTCAAAAAAATTTTGAGTTTGCTGTAAAGAAGTTATATCAACATCTTTACTACCTATAGAAACTACATTGTACTTTCTTTTTAAAAAAGGAATTAATTTTTCTCCTAACCCTCCAGTACCTCCAAAAACTACAATTTTTTTCATTTTTATTATAGTATTATATTTGCTATTGTTGATTTTCTATCTTTTAAAATTTTTATTGGAGATCCCCCATATATTTTATATGGTTCTAAATCTTTATTTACTAAACTTAAAGCTCCAACAGCACACCCTTCACCTAAAGTAACTCCAGGTAAAACAACAGTATTACATCCTAATACAACATACTTTTTTAAATGAACTGTTAAATGTTTAACATTTGTATATTCTTTAGGAATTGTAGGTCCAACAAGATATTCTCCTGAAAAATCATCTGATGATGAATATATTGATGTTTTACCTGAGATTTGAGCATAATCTTCAATAATAATTTTTTCTGCTCCCATTAAGTGAGCATAACAGGCTATATGCACATAGTTTCCAATTTCAATTCCTCCATCTCCGGCACTAATAATACAAAAATCATCAATCCTAACATTAGAACCAATTTTAATATTTTTAACTCCATAAAGTGAAGCTTTATTAGAAATTAAAACATTTTCACCCACAGATTTAAAACCAACATTTTGTAATTCTTCTTTTGTATAAAACATACTTTACTGTTTATAAATTTCAAATTTAGACAAATCCGGGTAAGGTAATTCTAAATCTTCATTGTGTTTAGGAGTTCCATCTAAATTATAAAACTGATTCATTAATAATAATCCTCTAGCTGCTAACTCAGGCATCATATAAAAATTCCAACCTAACATATCAAAATGATCATCATGGTAAGAACATTCACGACGACCACTATATCTTGCTCTTTTAAACCATAAATAAGCATCATGATTATCAGTTAAAATAGCTCCACCTTTACTTAATTTAAAATGTTTATAAGGTCCTGTAAATGAAACACACATATGAGTTCCTGGTATGTACATGTTAGTAGTAAATCGTAAAGCACTATCCCAAACATTAGTAGGAGATAATTGATATGCTCCTTTTATTGTTTTTCCTTTTACTGGGATAAATTTTACTTTAGCCCCAGCATGAATAATTTCGCAAGGTACTGAAGGATAAGTTCGAGCAGGGATAGTTATTTCTATTCCTTTAACTTTTTCATAAGTTAAAGCTAAAAATAACCCATTAGATTGATTATCAACAGTAATTACATAAGGAGCTCCAGTATATTCTCCTAAACGTTTTTCAAATTCGTTTGTTACATCATATATATTTTTCATTTTATAAATTTACTTAAAAGTTTATTAAAAACCAAATTTACTTTTAAAATGACTATACATTATGTCATTATTTTTATTATACAAATCTTGTTTTTTATTATGGGAAAAAATATAATTATCATAATATGTTGTATCATTATGATAATCAGTAACTATTAAATTTTCTATTTTATATTGTGTTACAAGATGAGATTGATGAGTACAAAAATACATTATATAATTATCTAAGGGCCCATAACCATCTAATGTTTTGGGAAAATCTATTAAATCAAAAAGTGATTTTGAATACATTGTAAACCATCCTCCTCCAAATTTAAAATATTTGTTATTATTAATAACTAAAGGTATTAAATTAACATCATTACTTATAAAATAAGTATCTGCTATAGGGTCAATAGTATTTCTATAAGTAAAAGATTCATTTATAAACTTAGAATTAACTAATATATCCCAACTACTATCCCACATTTTAACATACTCAGCTGTAATTATATAATTTGAAGATTGATTTTTAATTTGTTCAGCAGATGTTAAAAAAAGACTTAAAGTATAAGGATTAAATATTACATCTGGTTCTAGTAAGATAATATTATCTACATTATGGTATTTGGTTAAACTATTCTTTATAAAATATCCTAATGCTCCCTTAATTGTTTCATTAGTATCAAAGTAGCACTCATCACACCAATTAGTATAATACTTTTCTAAATGTTTTAATCTATCTAAAAAATAATCTTTTTTTAAGATAGATTTATCCCAATCTGTTAAATAATCAGAAATAAGAAAATTAACATCTAATATTATATAATGTTTTTCTTTATCTACAAAAAAAGAATTTTGTTTTAAAAATAATAAAGTTCTTTCTAAATAATCTATTTCTTTAACTAGAGAAAATACTTGAATAAGAGTTTTAGTTTTATTCATATTAAATTATTAAAAATAAATATTTCTTTAATTTTTTCTACTATTCTTATTTCATAATCAATAACATTAATAGCTTTTTGATAATTATCTTCTATTGCTTTTAAATGATTATAATAGAATTTTTCATCTAAATTATTAATAATATAAATAAGATCATCTACATTATCAAATTTTATTATTCCTTTATTACTGAAAAAATCAGTTATATTAGAACATCCCCAATATAAAGGAAATGTTTTTAAAGAAAAACAATCCATTATCTTTTCAGTAAAATATCCTCTATGAGACGTATTTTCTATTATAATCCCAAACATTGAATCTCCAAAAACAAATTCTTTACCTTTACTAGCTTCACCAATAGAATTCATTCCTCCATATACATCAAAAAATCTAGTTGGAATTTTTATTTCATTTTTTCTATCAAATATTTCATGACGAAGAGAATGACCATATGTTTTTAAATTTTTACCACGTAAATGAGCTACTTCAAATTTTTTAACACGAGATTTCAAATATTGTTCTTTATTTATCCATAAATTTCCAAATGGAAGAAATATAGCATTAGGACAATTATTTAATACTTTATCACTCCATGTTAAAATAAAAGAAAATAAATGATAGTTATTTATAGTCCAATCATGAAGTCCAAAATATTCATTTGGTTCTTGTAAAACTAATATATTAATAGAAGATAAATCTTGTGCTGCTTTAGGTATATCATCAATAAAAAGAGAAAAATCAATATGATCTATATTTTTTTCTTTTAAATAATTATTTATATTTTCTGTACTTAAATGATTTATATATAATTTCATGCTATTTTTCTAATATGTTTTTGCCTTATCCAGATTGGATAATATATATCATTAGTATTTTCATGATCTAATGCTGGGCCTAACCAAGGATCAGGGATAATAATGATTCCATTATTTTGATTTAAATAGGCTCCCCACCATGCAAAAGTACTATTTGATATAATAAGATGTTTCATTTTAGTCATTAAAAAAAATTGAGTATTTACAGTATCTTGTACATAATGCACAGAATCACCAAACACTACTTTACACCATTCTATATCATCTGAAAAAATATAAATAGAGTCTATGTTGTTTTGAAAATATTTATCTATTGCTTCTTGATAATATTCAATAGATAAAACACAATGATTATGTTGTAGCATTAAAAAATCTCCACGACGAACACTAATACCTAAAGTATTAGAAGATATATTGTATTTAGATAAATTATTTACAATTTCCTCAGAAGGAGTAAAATATTTAAACCATAATTCTTCTTTTATATCATCAAAATATTTCCAAGAACCAAAAACTCCAGAAATAGTAGTATTATCTTGAGGTTCTATTTCAGTATAATGTAGAGTAGGTTCATTATAAATATATTTTAAATTTACATTATCAGTTTGAATAAATTTATATTTAAATAAAGACAAATCTATAGGAACAGTACCATAATGTCCGCATAATGCTGTTTCTCCAACGGTTATCCCAGTATTTAACTTTTTAGCTAAAGATAATCCAGTAGCTATTGTAAATAAATTATTACCTAATCGACCGTGTAATTTACAATGAATCATAATGGTATTTCTTTTTTACTCACTACAACTACACTTTTGTAAAAATGAATAAAATCAATATTTCTTTCGTAATAATCTAAAGACTGATTATAAATTTCTTTATATCCAGTAAAACTTTTTCCATTTAAATTAACTTTATCTACCATATTTTTAAAATAATTTACACATGTAATATAGTAATCATCCCAAACGCTTTTTGGGCGATATGAAGTATGTAAATCTTCAATAAAATACATTCCGCCAGGTGTTAGTTGGGGAAAATAAGTTTCAAAAGAAATTATTTGTTGTTTATAACTATGACCTCCATCATCTAAAATTATTTCAAAATGTTTATATTCGTTAAATACACTATTTAAAAATTTAATATCCGTTTGATCTCCAATATGAATATTAATTCTATCTTCTTCATATTCTTTACATCTTGGATCTATATCTATAGCCACAATATTTGCTTTTGGAAAATATTCTTTCCACATTCTGATAGAAGCACCATCACATACTCCTATTTCTAATAAATTAAATTCTGTATCTCTATATTGTTCTAAATATAAACTATATCTTGGTGTGTAGATATGATCATTTGGTCCTTTATCAGTACCGTATTTTGTTGCTAATTCGTCTAATGTTAATATATTATTCATAAAATGCTTTATAATTTTCTCCTTTAATTCTTTGTTCTAAAAATCTATTCCATAAACCTTTTTCTTGAAAATACTGAATCATTTCTTGTTCAGCTAATTGGTTATATTTAGATATAATAGGGTCATTAGAATTTTCTTTAACTGAACCGTTCCCAAAATGAATAACAGGTAACCAATCACACACTCCGATTTTCCATCCTTTATCTTCACATACAATTCCTGTCATTATATCTTGTACCCACCCAAATTTACTTCCAAATTCTTTTATTTCTTCTACAAATTTTCTTTTTAATAAAGAACATTGATAATCAACCCAAGGAACATAACGTATTTGTTTACTACCCCAATTATGTATTGCCTTCCAATGACATTGATTTTTTTCAGGTTGTATTACACAACCAGATACTGATATTAAATCTTCTTCAGCAAATAATTCATTACGTAAAGCCTTAATAAAATTATACCCATGTATTATTAAATCTGAATTTAGAAGTATCATAGAGTCGTATTGTTTATTGTTAATAAAATAATTCATAGTAACATCTAATCCACCTCCATAGTATGTATTTTCTTCTAATTTAAAAGTAGCATATTTAGAAATTTTATCTTCATTAGAACCATTATCAATAACAATTAAATCATAATCTTCTTTTTCATATGGTTTTAACATTTCATACAAAGTATCAGTGTATTTAACAGAATTATAATGTAATATAACAGCTAATGTTTTTTCCATATTAAATTAAATTTCTTTTATTTCTGGTAGAAGAATAATAAATTTTCCTTTATAATTATCTTGTCTTAATGATTTAATTATATAATCAGAAAAATTATGAGCTAATATTATAATATAATCTACAGGATTAGTTTGTAATTTTTTTCTAGATACTATTTCTATACCAGTTCCTGGTATAAATTTTCTTTGTTTTATATTTGTATCGTCTATTACATAATCAATTTGATTAAAATTAATTTCAGCAGCATTTAAATATACACAACCTTTAGCTGCTGCTCCAAAACCAGCTATTTTATATTTTTTATTTTTTAAAAATAAAATATATTCTTTGCTTTTTCTAATATTTTTTTTAATATTTTCTCCCCATTTAATATAATCTTCTAAAGTAAAATTTTCTTGATTTAAAATTTTAGGTACACTCCATTCATCTTGTTGAAATGTTTCTTTTAATTTTCCTTTATGAGTAATTAATAATCTCATAGTTCCACCATGAATAGGATATTTAACAGCTTTAATTATATTAAGATTATATTTATCTAATAATAAAGTTAAAGGTTTTAATAAATAATAATAAATATGTTCATGATAAACCTGGTCAAATTGGTTAGTTTCAATGCTTGTTTTCCAATAAGGAAATTCTAAACACCATATTCCTTGTTTTTCTAAACTCATTGAAATTCCTTCTACAAAACTTTCAATTGGAGCAGTATGTTGAAAACAATTAGTTGTTATAATTAATTTAAATTTAGTATTTATTTTTTTAGCTAATTCTACTCCCCAAAAATCATTAATTGAAGGAATACCATTTTTTTCTGCTTCTATAGTTAGATTAGTGGAAGCATCAATATTTAATACATCTAAAAATGATTTTTTTTCTAAAAATGTTTTTAATAAAGTACCATCATTGCCTCCAATATCTAAAACTTTATCTTTCTCTTTTAAAAAAAGATAAGTATCCATAAACCAAAACATTTCTTCACAATGCTCTATATATGGTTGAGATACTCCAGATTTATATAAATAATGTGAATATAATATATTAGGATTTATTTCTGTTGTTAATGTAGATAATCCACTTTTTTCAAATAATTGTACAGCTAAAGAATATCGTGGACAATTTAAAGATTCTTCTTTAGTATTATTTAAATTATTAACTAAAGGCATTAAACCTAAATCTAAATAAATTATGCTTTTATTATCTTTAGTTATAGGACATTTATCAATTAATTTATAATCATTCATATTAATATAAATAAGTTGTTCCAATTAATATATGTTCTGCTATAGATCCAGGAGTTAAAGGAACAACATAACACTTTGTATATCTAGGCATACAATCCGTACCATATCCTCCTTGATGACCTATTATTAATTTTGATTTTGATTTTATGTATTGTTGTATACGTAAACTAATATTAAGTTCTTTTACATTAACTATTTTATTACTAGTTTTATATATAAACTCACTATTTCCTGAATAATATAACCAAGATAAATTATATTTATTTATTTCTTTTTGAATTAATGATCTTTTGTATTTTAATTTTTCTTGTTTTATATCTTCAGAATACCAGGTATGATTTATTCCATCTCCTACTACATACTGATCGTCAAGATATAAAAATCCAAAAGATTGGTTTTCAAAAACTTGTTCAATTATATTATTTCCTATAATTTTTTCTTTATCATCCCAATATAATTCAGGTTGACAATCTTCTATTTCATGATCTTCAAACCTCCAAAACTTTAACATTTGTTGAACTATAGGAATATCAGCATTTTTTTCATCATATATTCTAAAATGATCATGATATATAGGCATACCTTGAGGAATTTCATCAATCATTCCATCAACATAAGGGTTATTTTTAAATATTTCTACAACATTATTAAAAGGATTATTATGTTTATATAACCAAGAATCTGGGGAAAAATATTTTAATATACATTCAGGAGAAGGTATTATTACAGTACAGTCTGGGTATTTTTGTTTAAATAATCGTGGGGCTGCTGATAATAGGATCCAATCTCCATATGAATGGCAAGTTCTAAATAAAATAAATTGTTTATTTTTTAAATATTCTATAGGTATTCTAATATCAGATTCATCAGGAAAACCTAATTTTTGAACTTCAGTTACAGATTGAAAATATTCATTATATAATATCATAATTTATTTTCTAGAAATAAAATAATCAATAACTTCTTTTAGAATATCATCTACTTCTTTAGTAGCTTTCCACCCTAATAATGATTTAATTTTTTCACTATTTGGAATTTTTTCTGGGGCTTCTGAAAATAGAGGGCCATGGAGCATAGTAGGGTCAACATTGATTATATTTGAATTACTATTTGAGATTTCTTTAACTTTAGTAGCTAAATATAAAATTGTATTTTCATTTTTTTCATTCCCTACATTCCATTCTTGATTCCAATATTCATTAGGAGCTATAGATGTTAAATAGATTCCTTCAACAATATCTTTAACCCAAGTAAATGCTCTTAATTGAAGACCATCGTAATAAACAGTAATATCTTCTCCATTTAATGCTTGTTCTACAAATCTAGGAACTACAAATCCATTATCAGGTAATTGATATTTTCCTGATACATTGAAGGGTCTGATTGTTTGGTATTTAAATTCAGGATCTATTTTTGCTGTATTAGATAAAACAATTTCTGCTAGTAATTTAGATATAGCATATTCATTTCTAACTGTAAAATCTCCATTTAATACTTTCTGTTCATCTTCTTTAAGATAAGTTTTACTATCTCTATAACCATAAATTTCAGAGGTAGAAATAAAAATCAAAGGACAATTATTATGTTTAGCCGCACCAATAGCCCAGTAAATATCATCAATAATAATAGAAGCCATTCTACCAGAATGTTTTAATACTCCAACTGGGCCAACAGGGGATGCTAAATGTAATATAATATCAAATTTTTTTAGTTGAGTTATGTTTATATCTAATATATTTTTAATTATTATTTTACAATCTTTAAATAATTTATCAGTTGGAGGTAATGCATTTGAAGATAAATTATCTATGATAGTTATATCATATTCTAAACTATTCCATTTTTCAACACAGTGAGTTCCAATAAATCCTAATCCTCCTGTTATTAATATTTTCTTTTTTTCCATAGTTTTATTTTTCATATAATTTAATCATTCCATATTCATCAAATATAGGTATCTTACCCCACTTATCCAACCATTTTTTAGCATTTTCTTGTTCTGATTTTCTTTGTCTTTCTGAGGGTTGTCCGTTATTTTCTTCTAGTCTATGACTACCTCTAGCTCCAAAATGCCAAACTAAGGATTTAGAAGGTAATATAAATCTAACTCCAATTTGTAACATTCTTAAGAATAAATCCATATCTTCCCAACTAGTGGGAGCAAATCTAGAATCATTACCTCCTACTTTATCCCATATTGATTTTTTAATTAATCCACTAACACCTTCACCTTTAGGTATTTCAAATTCGTTCATTGATTTAAATTCCTCAGCCCATTCTTCAAATTGTTCTGGGTTAAAGTTATAATAGTATGCTCCAAAGATATCTAATGGAATTAAAATAGTACCAGGTCTATCTGGTGAATTAAACATATTAGGTTCAACTCTATGTGAATTAACCCATAATTTTTCATTAGGGTATTTTTCATGTACTTTTAATAATTCTAAATCCCAATCTTTAGTAACATAAAAATCAGAATGAAGAAAATTTATATATTCAGTTTGAACTTTATTAGCACAAAAATTCATTCCACCACCTATACCTTTAGCTATATCGTTTATTTCAATATAAACATCTAAATTATATTGTTCTTTAATTTCATTAAGCCATTCATTAGTGCCATCAGTACAATTTTCAGCATGAATAATAAATGGAGCGTCTTTAAAATAACTATTCTTTCTTACTGATTTAATAGCTAATTTTAAATAAGATAAATTATTATAAGTAGAAATACAAAATGTTAGTGGATTAGATTGTACCATAAAATTTATTTTGTTTTTCTTGTCTTTCAATTGTTTTAGGATGAATTAAACAATATTCTTCTATTTGAGGTAAAGCAGAATATTCATTAAATTCATCTAAACGTTCATGTACTTTATTTATCCATTGAATTTTTCTATTATTTTTCCAGATACGCCATTGATAATCTGGAAAATTAACCCATCCTTTTTCATTAACATTCCAACCCCATTGTTTAATATGTTGTTCAGTTAAACCTTCTACTGTATTTATTCTAGGAGTTAGAAATACATCTATATTATAGTTATATTCTAATATTTCAGGAAGTGATTCTAATAAATGTGGATGAGGATATTCATCTGCATCTATTTGAAATATAAATTCTTTAGTACAATGTTTACTTAGATTATTTTTAAACGCTGCAAAATCTTTATTTAATGGAAATTCTACAGCACGCCAATTTTCTCTCATATAATCAATACACAATGCTCTTACTTCAGGAGTAGCTGTTGTATCTACTTGAATTACAACTTCGTCTTTAGGACGAATATTGTTTTCTAACATTTCTAATAAACGTTCTAATTCAACGTGTTCATTACAAGCCGTGATAGCATAACTAATTCTTAACATAACGTTATTTTTGTTTTTGAAAAAATCCTATATAATCAAGAGCTTCCATAAAGTCTTTTTCATCAAACTGCTGTAATGTAGTCATATCTGCTTTTCCTTCTTTAGATTGAACAGCTGACCATTTCCAATCTTCAGTTGATCTACCATCGGCAAATACCATTGATTTATCTTCAAGAATTACTGTTGATGGATACCAATGGTAACCATTTTCATCTTTAAATTTAAGATCAATATAAAGTTGAGGCATTACAGATTCAGTTACTTCTAGTTTATCTTCTGTTAGGGTTGAATTGGATGTGAAACCACATCCAAAACAACTCCAAACAGTTAGTTTATCATTAGACGCTACATGGCATGCATTTCCTTTACATCGAGGACATATAGTGAGTACTTCTTTCATTAATCTACTTTTTTTAAATTTATATGGGTAATAATTAATTTTCTTTATATTTCCAAATATACCCAAAAGCTATTTTCTGTTTAAAATTTATTCATTTGGGAATTCAACTTTACGGAGTTTGGGAAGTTCAATGCGTTTGAGACTTGGTAACTTAAGTGCAACTTGTTTAGGTACTTTTTCTTCTAAAATAGAAACTATTTTTTCACTCATTTTTTCTAAGCTAAATTCTGTACGCGAACAATAAGATTGTTTTTTCGCCCCATCAACATACTTTTTATAGTTTTTATAAACATCTTCAAGTATTTTTGATGCTTTATCATAATCTACAGTGAACCATCCACTCTCAGCTATAAGCATATCTTGTACTACTGCTGAAGGGTGTATTTGAGTGATTTGACCTGGAAGTAGGATTGACATTTCTGAGCTAAGAAAATCTAAATGGCCACTATAATTAGAAGCAATAATAGGTTTACCTGCTACTGATGCTTCGAGTAACGGGCGACCATATCCTTCACCTTTAGTAAACGAAACAGATGCTTTTACTTTTGGATGGTTATATAATTCATTCATTTCTTCATCACTTAATTCACCATGAATTAAATAGATACTTGGTAAATCACCACCTACTGCTTCTTCAATTTTTCTAATTCTATCTAGTATTTCATCTCTATCCATTATAGAGTAATTACCACAGGATACTTTAAGTATAAGACCTGGTTTAGATTTTTTATCTTTAAATGTTTCAAGAAATGTTTTAATCAACATGCCAACATCTTTTCTATCTTGGCCTATCTCGCCCTGTAACCAATGTCCTACAAATAAGAAGTTAAATTCTTCAGATATATCGTTTAATATATCATTTAATTCACCTTCAATGTTATCTAATTTTTTATATATTTCTGTATTTACTCCTTCAAATAATACTTCTATAGGAGCTTGTAATTCAATTACTCCTTCTATTTGTTGTGTTTGTGAGTTACGTCTTTCAAATTTACTATTTTCAAATACTACTTTAGCATGAGCTGAAGATACTAATGTTAAATTCATTCTGTTAATACCTTCAATCCATTGTGGAGCACAGACTGTAGTTTCGATACCAGCTGTTATACCAATATTGAATTTACCTATTGGTTGAAATTCATTTGGTACAGTAATTTGAATCCAACAGTCAGGTTGTTTTGGAAGTTGAGGACTATTCCAAATACAATCCATCATTAATTTATGATCAGGATTGTTTGATTTCAAAAAACCGAATGGAGTAGCTCCCCATCTTTGAGGTAATATTTTAACATCGTATTTTTCTGACTTAATAATTGCTAAAGCAATATCTCTTGAGCGAGCCCCATAACCACTCCATGTGTCAATGGCACATGATATTATAACTAAAGGTTTCATATTATTTTTATTAATTATTTTAATTTATATTTCCAAACATAACCACCTGCTGTTTTTTGTTTACCTTTACAGCAAGCTTGAATATCTCCTTTTATTTGTTTTCTTGCTTGTGATATACTAGACCATTCTTGGATAAAATTATTTTGTAAATCATATTGCTCTATAATTTGATTTCTTTTTCTATCCCATGTTATTTTTCGTCCTTTTAAGGCTTTACTAATATTTTGACGTTGTTGTAATGTTGTTGATCCTTTATTATTTTTTCGTCGAGTATTCCATATTTTTTGAGCTTTATTAGTCATTTCTTCATCTGTTTTATTAGCCCAAACACGTTTCATTGATTCACTTTTTTTTAATTTGGTTTTATCTTTTTGTTTTTTCCCTGTTAAAAGTAAAGCATATTCTAATTTTAAACGCTCATAAGTTCTATTACTTACTTTATAATGTTTATTTTTTACTTTTTGTTTTCCAATAGACATTAAAAATAAAGCATGTTTTAATTTAGATTCATTTGGGTATATTTCACATAATAACATATGACATATAAAATGTTCTCTAGCTGTCAATTGGATTATATTACTTTTATTATCCAAACCACCTATACAGCGAGGAATAATATGGTGTTTTTCAACATACCCTTCTATTTGTCTTGTTCTAGCACGTTCTATTATTTGATTGTATATTCGTTGATAATTCATCTCCTATAGGTACTTATTTATATTAATAAATATATGTACCTGTTGGAAACCATTATTTAGCGATAACGTGTTTTACAAAATGTTTTGGTTGTTCTAATGGTTCTACTTTAATCATTTCAAACGCATATCTTGGTTCCCATTTTTCAAATGTCTCATCAACTCCATTAATTATATTTTTACACATATTAGCTGCTGTCATCATTGATTCGTCTGAATGAACCCATTCATGAGCTGCTTTACATATTTCTTTATAAGTTTCAGGATGATATTCTTTACAAAAATATGCTCTAGATATTTGTTCAGCTATATCTTCAGGTTGAGCTCTATCATCAAATATATAAGGTGTTGGAATTGAACCTACAAGGCTATGGTTAGATGGGAATACTGGGTAAGCCCATTTGCCATGTTTTTTATATTTTCCTTTATGGTTAGAACCAAATTCTTCTGTGAATTTAATCCAGTTACCATCTTCATCTTCAAATCGCATTTGATCTTGCATACCACCAGTTACAGTTGCTATAATTGGTTTACCACATATCATTGCTTCTGTAAGTGATAATCCCCATCCTTCATTACTACTAACTAATGCTACTATATCTGCTGAGTTGTAAAGTAAATTCATTATATTAGATGGATACTTATTATTTGAAAATATAATATTGTATTGAGAATGTCTTCCAAATAACATATCTTTTACAGCAAACAAATCAGTTCCATTTTCATCTATAGGTTGAGTATGAAGTGTAAATATACATTTTTTAGCTTGTTCTATTGGTAATGTATCAATAAACAATTTCCAAGCTAACATTAGATCAGCTACTGATTTGCGACGAATATTTCTAGCATTATATAGTAGATTAAAATCATATTGTTTATCACCATATAATTGTTTTTTAAATTCTTGTAATGCTAAATATTCAGGATGTTCAGTATTAATAGGAAAGAAGAATTTCTCATTAATACCGTGAGGAACATATTTAATTACTTTTTCAGCTGCTAATTCAGGTCCTAATACACAATGATTGATATTTTCTGTTTGTTTTGAAATAGCAAATAATGCATCACATGATTCATAAAACGACTTATTATACATTGGATAAGGCAAATCATCCCATATATTAAGATAAATAATAGGCATTTGTTTTCTTATTTCATGCTCAATTTGAAATAACCAAACCCAATATCTTGGATCAGTAAACATCATTAATGCATCTGGTTTTTCAATTTGGATAAGTTGTCTTATTAATTCAGAACTACCATAACCATCTGTTGGGTAAAGAAATATATTTGCATCTTCAATACCTGCATTTTGATTTGTATCTGCGCTTAAATCAAAACGTTTACCTTTATCAGGATGAGAAATAGCTCCTCCTACGTTTACCCAATTAAAATGATGAGCTGTGCCAATAACAATTTCACGTGCCATAGTGGAAATGCCACTTGTCATTCTAATATCATCACAAAGCAATAAAATCTTTTTTCGTTGTGCTTGTGGTATATATCCTTCTTTCATATAACTGTTTTAATTACTTTCTTCTGTTAGTTGTGTATCTAATTGATTATGAATTTGTTTTCTGAATTCTTCATTTGTTAAGTAAAGATACATACAGCGTTCTGTTAATTTTTGAAATGAAAACTTATGCTTTACGCAACTTATACGAAATTCATCCCATAGATCTTCGGGAAGTTTTACACTAGTTAATGTCATTTTTTTCATAATTAATTATATTTTAAGTTATTTTTACTATTTTTAACCCAATTATGGATAGTAACAGAAGACACATTATAATATCTTCCAGCTTCAGAAGCACTAATCCATTTTTGATTAGTAATATAATTAATTATGTGTTTTCCATTTTGAGGTTTATTTTTTAATTTTAAACTTGTTAATAATTTACTTTCTTCACTTCTTTTTTTTCCTTTATTAGGGGATATTCTTCCTCTATATGAACGAATTTTTCCTTTTAAAGGTGAAGGTTTTCCTTTTTTACTTATAGAAATTTTTCTTTTAGATTCTTCAGACCATTTTCCTCCTTCTCCCCCATATTTTATATTTAATCCTTCTTTAACAGAATTACATTGTTTTATCCAATATATTTCTTTTTCATCAAGCTTATTTTCATCACATTCTTCTATAATTTCAAATATGTGATAATCCCATCCATACTTTTGCAAAGAATTAAATAACTTTATTCCGATTGTTTTTTTATTTAATAAAGCATATTGTATAAATCTATACTCAATATCTTTAGATTTACCAATATAAACCTTATTATTTGGATTTGTTATTTTATAAATTCCACAATATTTAATAGTTTTATCACGTATTATCATATTATATATTTATGTATTAGATAATAATATATCCTCCCATAAATATATATAAAATATAAAAAAACCGCATCATATATCAAAAGGAGTCATACTAAAGATAATATTATTTACTAAAGGACAATTAGTTTTTATATTATCTATAACATAACTTTTAAAATCTTCTGTATTATTAAATGATAATAATTTATCATTATTATAAAGTCTCATACCTGTATCTCCAGCTTGTAAATCTACTATAACGTGAGCGTAATTAATCATTTATTTAATTTTTATTACAAAGTTCAGGTTTATCACTGTAGGGACACCATTTGCAATTACTTTCGCCTACATTTTTAAGGTATAATTTTATTTGTGGTTTTCCAAACTCATCAAAACAATCTTGTACAAATGAATTAAAGTTATCTATTGCTTCTTTTCGTTTGATTTTTCCGCTTGCTGGTTTAAAAGATTGAACTCGGGGAATTGAGTATTCAGTGTTTTCATAGATTTTTCGCTTAACGATGAAGAATTCAACTTCGATTTGTTCAACGTCGTATCCATATTGTCTGGAGAAATATTCTTTGTAAAGTAAGATTTGAGCAGTTTTTTTACTGTCTTTTTTCTCGTAATCACTCCATCCACGAGTTGACGTTTTAATGTCATAAATATATATTTTATTTAATTCTTCATCATATAAAGCAAAATCAATAAATGCTTTGTAGTAGATATTGTTTGCTATTTTTAAAATTAAAGGTAATTCTATACCTAGTAATTTTACTTTTCGAATAGTAAATAATTTATTTCTATTCTTTTTAATCCAACTTAACATAGTAATACCATCATCAAAAAACTCACCCATTTCTCCCGCAGTAGTAAAATGATTACCTGCTGCTTTATACTCCTCAGCGTATACTTTTCTAAAGCGTTCTTGAAATAGAGCTTCTAAATCCATCTTATCCGCTGCTGCTCCACTAATATTATACATTGTAGTAATATATTCTTGAAGTGTTTCATGGAATGCTGTTCCAAATACAGTATGAATAGATGCTTGATATGGTTGTTTGTTCTCTACATAAGTAAGATACCACTGATGTGGACACTTAGCCCACATTGAGTATTGAGAATAAGATACAGTACGACTATATTGATAATTTATTTCTGGAAGTTGATGATTTTTAATCTTCAACTCAATTTCAGATAATTTTTTCTTGGCTGCCACTTATATATTCTTGTTTAATTTTTTCCAAATACAAGATAGCATCCATATGCTCTTGTTTTGCATGCTCAATCCATTCTAGTAAAGATAAATCGGTACGATCTAAATCAACACCGTATTTTGCTTTACCTTTAAGTGATCTTTCTTTAAACTGTGTTATAATTGAAGTAACGATTGAATCTAATTTATCCATTGATTTGTAACATTATATTTTCTATTTCTTCTTTAGAAAGCATATCAATATATTCTTTAGCTTCTTTTTTACTGATTTCAAAATATTGAGATATAGCTTCTACTTGCTCTACTTTATATTCCTTTTTATTTTTAGCTTTAATGTATTTAAGATACTTATATTGTTTAGGAATAAGATCTTTATATAGATTATAAAGATGTTCTCCTTTCATTATAAATGTATTTTTTTGTACTACATTAACCACTTCACAATAATCAGGATCCATTGAAAGTATTCTATTACACATCCAATTATTAAATGTATTTTTTTCTTCCTCAGGAATATCACACCAATTATCTTTAGTGGTAGTTATTCTTTTTATTATATTAAAAATAGTAGCAGCCATTTATTAAATTAATAATTTCTTGAATCGTCGTTATATTTGTTTTTAGCTTGTTCTTGTGCTCTACGATAATTTAGTTCTTCTTCTAAACTAGTAATCATTCCACTTAATGCTTGCATTCGTTCTGCAGCAGCATTAAGTTGAGCAGCCAATGCTTTTTTCTCTTCATTTAAATTAACTACATATTGCCTAAGTTGAACAATCTCTTGTTCCATTTGTTCTTGTTGTTCTTTTTTCATTTTATTTATTTTAAATATATTAAACATTATCTTGACTTCTTAATTGCATAGGTATAAATTGTTCATTTACATGACCGCATTTAGTACAGACAAACATAGAAATAGGAATAAGAGTATCCTGAGCTGTGCCTGTTACGAAACGAGATGCTTTTCGAAGCATAAATCCTTCTTGAAAAGTTTCATTACTACATTCATCACAGGCAATACCTGTTGTTTTATCTAATGTAATATTTACATTAAACTGTTGTTCCATTTGTATGTTTTTTATTTAGTTCATTAAGTTCTTTATTTAGTCTTTCTAGAAATTTTTCTTCACCATCATCACCGCTTAATAGCCAATCCACTCTATGTGCATAAATTTCTGCTCTTCTAAGTACGTCGACGGCTTCCTTAAACTTCTTAATCACTTCATCGGGGTATTCGTAGTGGTTGAGAGCCTCGGGAAATTCCTTGTAATAATCTGCTCCAAAATAAGGCTCGTCCGCTAATTCCTTTCTTGTTTTAGGTTTGCCGTTCTTTTCAATCCATTTCTCAATTTCATCAGCAATATACCCAATCTTATATTGATCGTAGTTAAAGCGTCCTCCACTCATTATATTACTTGTTTTTTAATTGTATCTAATATTCTGCTTATTGATGCCATAAAGTTTATTTCTTTATCAGGTACTACATTTGCTCTCCAGCTATATTCATCTAGTATAACTGATACTTGAGCATCGTTTCCATAGCTAAATTCGCTTAGGTTATCAAACATATATCTAAAAACTACTTGAAAATCGTCTACTTGTTCATCAGCTATAAGTTGACGAATATCATACCAAGCTTTATTATCTCGTTGTTTAAGTATTTCTATCAACTTTTTCATCCAATTAATATTCAATGAAATCCATTGGTATTTTCCATCTACAACGCCGGCTTGTAAGTTCTTAATTATAGAGCGTACATCAGGATAATACTCTTTAATTAGTAAAGCTACATCTTTAATATCATATTCAACGCCTTCAACATCAAGAATACTAGTACAAACATGTCTTGCAACATCACCCTTAGATGGAGGAGTTAGTTTATGAACTTCACAACGTGATTGAAGTGGTTCAATTAAGCGTTCAATATAATTACAAGTAAGAATAAAACGAGTAGTAATTGAATATTCTTCAATTAGATTTCTAAGTGCAGCTTGTGCTGGTTGGGTTAAGAAATCTGCTTCATCTAGAATAACTACTTTAAGTGGTTTAAATGTAGATGTAGAAGCAAATGTTTTAACTTTATCTCTAATCATATCAATACCATTCTCATCACTAGCATTAATATAGAGATAATCACAATTTATATTTTTAACAATTAGTTTAGCAAGCGTTGTTTTGCCAACCCCAGCACACCCGGCTAAAATAAAATGGGGTATATCATTATCATCTATACATTTTTGTATTCTTTTTTTTAATTGGTTATTACCTATATATTCATCTAATGTTTGACTGCGGTAACGTTCAATCCAAAGAGAATGCTGTTTCATAAACTTTATTTAATTAAATTTACATTTCTAAATTTGCCATCCCAAAATCATCTGTCTTTTTCTTCTCAGATGGTTTGTCATGTATTACTGCTTCTGTCATTAGCAATGTAACTGCAGCTGCAGCTGCATTTTCAAGAGCACAGCGTACTACTTTAGTAGGATCAATAATACCTGATTTAAAAGCATTAACTGTTCTTTCTCCTATAATATCAGGTACAGCATTTTCTTCTTTTAAAACTGAAATCCATTCGTAATAGTCTTCACCAGCATTAGACAGGATTTTATTAAGCGGAGCAGAACATGCTTTGAATACTATTCTACCTCCTAATCCAAAATCGCTACTATCTCTATTACTAATAGCGTTTCTGCTATTGAATAATGCCATACCAGCACCAGCTACAATACCTTCTTCGAGTGCAGCTTTAGTTGCTTGAAGTGCATCGTCAATACGATCTTTTCTCTCTTTCATTTCAACTTCAGTACCTCCACCTACATTAATAATAGCTACACCACCAATCATTTTTGCTAAACGATCTTGTAAACGTTCAACTTCATAAGGTGAATTTGCATTATCGATTTGAGACTTTAATTCATCAACACGAGCGTCAATTTTTTCAGCTTCACCTTTACCATCTACAATAGTAGTAGTATCTTTACCTACAGTAATAGTTCTTGCTTTACCGAACCATTCCATGTTAAAGCGTTCTAATTTCATACCTTTTTGAGGTGAAATTACAGTACCACCAGTTACAACAGCAATATCTTCTAAAATTAATGTTCTACGTTCACCAAAGTCAGGTGCTTTAACAGCTACTACTTTCAATATACCTCTCATTTTATTTACAATGAGTGTTGAAAGTGCTTCACCATCAATATCTTCAGCAATAATAAGTAATGCTTTATTTTCTTGTGATACGCGTTCGAGTACAGGTAATAGATCTTTTACAGCACTTAAACGACCATCATACAATAAAATCAAAGCATCGTTGAGAACAGATTGCATTGTATTGTTATCTGTCACCATATATGGTGACTTATAACCACGATCAAATTGAAGTCCCTCTACTACTTCGAGTGATGTTTCACCGGAGCGTGACTCTTCAACAGTTACAATACCATCTCTTCCTACTTTATCAATAGCAGTAGCTACTAGCTCACCTATTTCTTCATCACCATTAGCCGATAATGTAGCAATTTGTTTAATTTGCTTTTCATCAGTAATATCTATTGATATTTCTTTTAATTCATTAATTACTGCTTTAACAGCTGCTTCAATACCATACTTTACTTGAGTAACATTAACTGATGGTTTTGATGTTGCTTCAAGTGCTTGATTAGCAATATTATAAGCCAACAACGTTGATGTTGTTGTGCCATCACCTGCTTGATCAACTGTTTTTTGTGCTGCTTGCTTAATTACAGTAGCACCCATATTTTCAATTGGATCTTCTAATGTAATTGTCTTGGAAACACTAACACCATCTTTAGTTGATACTATTTGTCCATGTTCTTTCTCAATCAATACATTACGTCCAAAAGGACCCATTGTTACAGTTACAGCATCATATACTTTTTTAATACCGTCCTGTAGTTTTTCTTTTGCTTCCCTATCAAATTTAATTATTTTACTCATTTATATTATTTTATATTTCCATTTATAACCAAAGGCTGTTTTTTGTTTACCTAAGCAACAAGCACTTATTCCGTTTAAATCTTTAGGATTATAAAATAAACATGCTTGCTTCGCTGTTTCCCATTCTTTTATAAAATTGTCTTGCAAATCATATTGAAGAACAATTTTACCAGATCTTTTTATTCCTTTTAAAGATTTAATTTTGTTTAATATATGCTGTTCGGTTTGTTTATATCCTTTTAAAGATTTACTAATATTTTGTTTATGTTCATTAGTACGAGGAGGTTTTGGTTTACCTTTTCCTCCACTATTTGGTTTAGGTTTTCTGTTTTTTAATCCTATTTTTTGTTTTGTTTCATTAGTTTGAAATGAAGGTCCTTTACTTTTAATACTACTATTTAAACCATTATTATATGAATCATATAATGAAATATAATATTCTTCTTTATAATTTTTATCATTACACTCTTCTAACACTTCCCATTTATGATTTTGCCATCCGTACTTTTTTAAAGAATCATACAATTTAGGTTGTGTTTTTACATCTTCTAATCTTTTATAGGTTTTCCAACGTTTCTCAATACTAGAAGATTGTCCAATATATACTTTTCCTTCAGGATTTGTTATTTTATATATTCCAGATATATTATTCATATCAATAAATATACACCAGATACAAGAAAGTAAAAACGGCTTTAATCTTCTATTACAGCAAATATATCTTGTTCTTTATATATAAGATATTCTTCACCTTTTATACTAATACGTTGTCCTCCAAAAGCAGGAAATGTAACTTGCTGTCCTACTTTTAATGTATTGGGAATTAAATTTCCATTTAGTCCTATCATTCCGGGCCCAATAGCTATTACTTCTCCCAACATAGCTTTTTCTTTTCCTAAATCAGGTACTACAATGTTTCCATACATTGTTTCAGTTTCATCTTGTTGTTTAATCACAATGTGATTATGTAATGGTTTTATTTTCATAATTTTTCTATTTCTTGTATCACTTTATTCCAATATATTGCATGAATACCTGACACTTCATTATCCAACGCATCCACCAATTCTTTTTTGGTGATAGAAATTCTCAATATATTTTTTGACCACATTTCAATGGTGTTCCATCACTATTGAAAACTTGAATTGTACCCTTGACCTTATTCATCGTTTTGTACACGTACCCATTTTCACAATGAATACTATAATCCCAATGCATACCTTCTTCGTATGGGTCTTTTTTGCTCTCACAATAAAGTCCTGCTGTGAACAATAATATTGTGAATATCACAAGAAACAAGAAAACAGACATGTCACTAAGAAATCTTTTCATAAGTTTTGTTTTAGTTTGGTTTATTCCCTTTTTGGTTTTAATTCACTGATTTTATCCTCTTTGGCGGCTACTATACCTCGACCAAACCATAATTGTTTTAGTTCGTGTTCTCTTTCTTTCACCATTTCTTTGGCTTGCATAATCTCATCTTTGCAATCATTCATAATTGCATTCTTGTATCTGGTCGGTAATTTAGAAATAAACCATTCTACTGCTGTTTGTTGTTTATTCTGTTCCATAGAATTGATTGTAAAAGTTTTCATCAGCATTGTCTACAAGACTAGAAGGTGGCATATACACACCATCATCAAATCCATAGTTGTAAGCATGCATCACCATATGCTTTTGAGTTTGTTTAGCTCTTTCATAAGCGTCTAACAATTTCATAGCAGTTTCTGTATCAACTGTATATGGTAGAATCTCTGGTAGTTGCTTCCAGAACCATTCAATGGCTCCTTCAAGAGGAGCATCTGTTGCATTTATTTTTTTCTGTGTCATAACATTTATTTATAAATTAAAGATACTGACAGGTCTCTTGCCTTCAAAACTTATTTAATATCTACCTTTTTAGGTGCTTTTTCTGCCGAATAAGGAATATCAATAGTGAGCAATCCTTTATCTAATTTAGCATTTAATTTACCTAAATCGAGTTTAGATGAAATTTTCCAAGCTAAATCAAATGAACGGCGAGCAATTCCTTTTTGTAGATATTTGTCAAGAGGAATATCTTGACTTACTTTTTCATGTTTAATTCTAAGTGTATCTCCATCTACTTGGATGTCGATATCTTCTTTGTTAAGACCTACTACTGCAAGTTCAAATCGTAAACCTTCTTCTGTTTCGTAAATATCAACTGGATGGTTGATTTTTTCTTTAAAAGTATTGAATGTACTGTTTGGTTCGAATAAATTTTTCCAAACAATGTCAAATGGATCATACGTCCAAGTGTTGTTCCAATTTAATTGTGTCATAATGTTCACTTTTGTGCTCCCCTAAGGTGAGCGGGTTAATTAATAATTCGTAACGTGAGACCTGTCAAGTATCTCGTATATAAATATTATTCCTTTGGAGGAAGATAATATATACTTTTAATATTTCTTTCGTCTATGAATTCTAATTTTAGAATTCCGTTCTCGTCAAACCAACCATGACCTGTTGCTCCTTTATTTTCAACAAATATTTCTTGAATATAGTTGGCGTTGTATATAAATGCAGAAGACGGTAATGTCATTTCACTAGCTAACGTATAGAAGTCAATTTTATCATCGTGTGATGTTTTACCACCTAAAGTAAAATAAATATTTTTTTCTTGTTCTTCACTATACGATGCTTGAATTTTAACTTCATCACTACCTAGTGCTTTTTTAGCTCTAATATAACGATCAGTTAGTTCTTTATCAATATCAAACGAGTAATCAAATGTAACTTGACTTTCATCTAATACCATCGTTTCAATAGGTATCATCCTTAGATCAGCAAGATGATAAGTCAAGTCATATTCATTATCTGCTATTAGTAATTTAGTAGTAACATTATTACGTGTTTCAGTATTTAATGCTATAAATTGATTTGTAATACTTACTAATTTAAGCAATTTATTTGTGTCGTATATTCCTAAAACACAATCATTAATTTCAAATTCAGGAGCTTCTACTACGCCACATAAATCCATTGTAGGTGAAGTAAATTGTATTTGTACTTTTTCATCTTTAATTATCCACTTTACTTTTTCATGTATTCCATTCAGGTAATACTTTTCAATAACTGAGAGTAGTAATTGTTTTTCCATAATTTAAATATAAGATTTATATTTTGCCTAAACAAATCGAAAATACTTATTTACTATTTCATTTAATGAAGGAAATGACCATCCTAAATCTTCATAAATACTTTTTAATTTATTTAATAGAGTTGATTCAAATCCTTCCTCTCTATCAGCAAACTTATCAATTAATTCAACAATAAAATCCGGATCATTACCTGTAAATCCAATTACATCTACATTATATGGATTTGTTTTAAGTTGAATATATTTCATTTTATCGCCAGCAGTAAACAATGGGTATTGTTTATGTACTTTTTTAAATTTAAGTAAGTCGTTATAGTATATAGCTGCTTTAGTATTAATAGGACATTTTAATTTTAGTGTTGAGAATATTTCACCTGCTTTAGGAGCACGTTCAATATATGATTCAATTTGTTTTACTCCTGTAGGCTTAGCTATTTCTTCAATAGGCATTGTTTTAACATACTTTTTAAAATCAATTATTTTCTGGTCTATTTTGGTTTTAGGTTTACCAAACATAATATCTTTAAGTAATCCTTCACCAAATTCAGAATATAGAGGTGTCATATTTGATTTCATCAAATCAAGACCCATCATTATCATCTCATCAGCAGCAACACCTTCTTTGTTTACAATGTACATTGCATAACGACGTTTACCTGCGAAATAACCTCTTTCAATAACTACTTCTTGTTTTAATTCAAAGTAATAAGGACGTTCTTGAATATTAAAAGCATTTTGAGCAAAATCTCCGATAAATTTATTAGCAACTTCTTGTAATTCAACTGCTATTTCTAGTATTAATGGAATCACTTTATCCTTATCTGCTAAATCTAAATCTGGGTATCGATGTAATAGTAGGTCTTTGACATGGATAAATAGAGAATCTGTGTCGCTAGTTATAATATAGTCAGTCATAATTTATTTTTTCATTGCATCAAGTACATCATAAGGAGATACAGTATCTATTTTACTATTCGTTTGATGATGTGTATATAACTGGTTAATAATTTCTAGTATACGTTTCTTAGCTGCTTCTTCTATTATACTATATTCATCTGTATACTCTAATTCTATGTCTGGGGTTTTAATTTTGAGTTGCA